AAGTTTGATATAATTTAGTGGTTATGCGGGTGTCGTATAACGGTTATTACTCCAGGTTTCCAACCTGATAAAAGGGGTCCGACTCCCCTCACCCGCTCCATATCGGAATCGTTTTTCGAAAGAGTGGTATTATCCCGAGTTATCAAGCTATTTTCAGGTTCGAGCCGACCTTTTTTCTCATTGAACGCTTTTTCAGCCGTTTTTAGAAAGACAAACGCTTTTTTCCCGTTAATTCGCACTAATCTGTCTTTTAGAAACAGGTTCGAGCCGAGAATCCGCAGGACAGCTCTTTTGACTTCAATGTCGTCAATATTAAAGATTCTAGTTACATTGGCAGCGAAGTGTAATGTTTCTTCCATTGTCTTTGTCCATGAGGCTACACCATCCACCTCGATTCCTTCTTTGGTTTGTTTCTCCTCAGTTAGCAACCGAGCCTTCTCCTTTTGATACTCTTCTTCGCCAATCATGCCATCGATTTTCATTCCATAGAGGGTTTTCTTTTCAACCAAGATTGTATCTAGGCGCTTACTGAGTTTGCCTTTTTGAGCTCGTTCGAAATCAAACTCTCTTTCATTCCTTCGTTTTAAGCTCTTCTTAATCCATTCCACAAATGCTGGTTTAATTTCCAAACTAGCAATAAATTCCCTGACCTGCTTTTCTACCTCATCAGCATTTAGATACTGTTGGTGACAGGGTCCCAACTTCTTAGTACATCGAGCATATATAAAAATTTGAGAGGTACCAGAACGTTTGTAGTGTTTGGTTTTTCTGTCTGCAGTAATAGCTGCACCACACTCACCACATTTGAGAAGCTTCATGAAGTAAAAGTTATTGCGTTGTTTGAATACTCGTTTGCGACCATCAATAATATCCTGTACACGCTGGTATTCATCAAGAGTGATCATCGATTTGTGCTTACCAATATGTCGCTCGCCATTGTAATCAAACATGCCGGTATAAAAAATATTGCGAAAAAAGCGAAATGCTTCAGTGGTACTAACAGGCTTACCGCTTTTTCTCTTACCGCGCAGGCCCATCGCAGTAATCTTCTTTAGTGAGCTGACTACGGTTTCTTCGCCAGTCATCATTATCTCCCACCACTTACGACATAGATCAAAACGCTCAGGATCAGGTAGGACTTCCTTTTGACCTTTGGGTTTGAAGAAATCGTTCATATACCCCAACGGAGCGGATCCTGGTCGCCAACCATTTTGAACCTTTGTATTCATTCCTCTTTTTACATTATCGGAAAGGTCTTTGCTAAATTTAGTTGCCATGCCAAATTCGATAAAAAGGAAGGTGGAGTTATTGCGATCGTAATCCATGGTGGGGGTGACGATCAACATGCCGTTATAGTCGACGTGATCTATCAGGGTGCCACCTTCTTTAGCATTCCGACAGAGTCGATCCGCTTTCCAGCAGAGAATGTGCTTTACCTCACCCTTGGAGACTCTTTCAACCATGGCTGAAAATTCAGGACGATGATCCGGGCGCTTAGCTGATTTGCTCTCTTTGTAGACACCTAGCACTGCAAACCCCTTATCCTTCGCCAATTCCTTACAGGTACGTTCCTGATCATCAAGGGAGAGAATTTGCCGTTCCTTATCCTCGGAAGATTTTCTACAGTATATAAAGCATGTATTCATGTTATTTTAACTACCAAGTAAGATTATTCTTACTTCTGGGTTGTGTTGATGTTAACTCTGTTTCGCCTGGTTGCAAGTCTTTTTTCTAGTAAGACATCGAAAAGCCGCAGAAGAGCGGTTGCTTGTTCAAATGCTTCTTCGTCAGTTAGCTCAACACCATGCTCTTTTAAAGCAATTGCCTTAAACTCGTCCAATTCTTCCCTTGTAATTAAAGAGTTTGCAAGTATCAGGTTGTTATCGTCATTTGTTGGTTTTTGAGCAGCAATTTCTGTCATCTTTATAACTAAAGGTACAGAAACTGTTGATTTACCTCAATAAACTTTGTGAGTAATTTTGTCCACTTATGTAAATATGTAGGAAGCTTGTGTACATTGCGATCAATTACGCTGGATTTGCTATGATAGAAATATGTCAAACTTTTTTCGTCAAAAGAAAGAACAACCATTTATGTACTCAACGATTGTGGCTCATAGAAGTAAGCCGAGCTACTCTGGGTGGATTATCGGAGGCGTTTTACTTGTAAGTTTATTACTCGGGGTATACCTAATTTTTACCTAGTGGCATTGACTCTGGAGGGCATGTTTGGTATATTTACAGTACCGAATGACCTTTGTGGTGAAGGTACCTTACTTTTAGGGAACTGTTGACACTAGCAATAGTGATTCAACTTAGCCACAGAGGTCGCTTTGTTTAATAGGGCTTCCACAAATCTTCCTCTCTCTTTCTGATCATCTTATAAAACGAGTCATCCTTTTTGTTGTATTTTCTGTAAATTGCACCACATACCATATCGGCCAGCTGCAAAAGGTTGTTGCTTTTGGAGTCCTTGTGTCGAATTTCACCAATGAGTTTATTCATATCCGTGTTTAGTTTTTTCTTTAAGTACCGATTGAACTTCTGAATGAATGCTTTTGACTGAGCCGTTCTATCAACGAAAAGCGAAGCGTTCTTAACTCGGCTCTGAGCTCTGAGGAATAACTGGTCAGTTACCAACATATATAAACTCTCTTCCGGATTACTTGGTTCACGCTGTACCAATCTTTCTTTGTCAATGACTATCGTTCGATACCGAAAGTCAAACTTAGACAGCTTATTAAGAAACACCGTTTTATACTTATTCGATGTGCCTGTGCTAAATTTAAACTCTTTGCTCTCGGGAAATTTAAGTTCCTTGTGCAGTTCATTGATAGCATCATTGGCTTTCGCTGCGCTTTCAAGATTATCAAAAATAACAATCGTTAATACAAAGTACCTACTGGAGGCAGTTTTCAGCTTAAATCCAGTATCACCGGACTCGTCCATAAAGATGAGCATTGCTAGTGGCATAAGCCCCCCTTTAAAACAACACTCATTCCATACTGAGTAAAATCCTCTGGAACAGAAAAGAAGTCGGCGATCTCTGCAATCGTAAGATGCTTAACTTTTTTGAGTTCCTTGTTTAGCATGAGAAGTTCTGCTGCAAAACATTGAGCTTCGTGCTCTTGCTTAAAGGCTGTAAATTGGTCCCGACGTTCAAAGTAAAGATGATTCCCCTGATGTAAAAAATGGTGTCCTAAAGCATGTGCAATTAACTCGCGCCGTTTTTGGGGATCCTCATTTTTATTTATTCCGATACTGTCTCCTAAATAGACTTCCTTTACTCTTCCATGAAATGACCACTCGTCAAGGATCAACCCCTCACCATCAATAATTGTCTGTAAATTAATTGGGGCAGTAGTCAGGTTATACTTTCGTAAAACCTGCCTAGCCCTTTTTTGGGCTTTTATCATATTTTTTATTTCTTCTGGACTTCACATACTCGATGTAATCCAGAACAGTTTGTCTTTCACGAACAGTCATATCCTGGACTTCTTTTAACATTAAGGTGAATGCAGCGTCCTCTTTTATTTTTTTGCTTGTTTTATCCAAATACCCAGCCTTGTTTAGCAACAATTCGTAAGGAATGTTGTACGCCTCAGCCAATCCTTTGAGCTTAAAAGGAGAAGGATGAAGATATTTACCTGACTCTAAGTTAGAGAGATAACCGCGTGAGATAGCAGCTTGAGGCTCCAGCTTTTCCTCAGAGATAGCTTGGTTTATTAAGTCGATAACAACACGAATGGTATACCCCTTAGCTTCTCTAACAGAGCTGAGATACTCCCAAACGGTAGTAAAGTCGTCTGGCCCCTGGAGTGTTGTTTTAGTTACAGATGTATTTTTCATAGTTTAAAAAGTACCGGCTAATTTATTGTAGCAAATAATGTAAGAAAACTCTTACTAATCATACTATAATGAGAATTGTTTACACAAATGAACATAAATCATCATAAAGTTTATTGAGGTAAATTACAATAATCTGTACTTTATTATTAAAGATGACAACTACTGCTCATAAAAAGACAATCTACATCAATAAAGACAAGAGAGTTCATAGTGAGCTCTTTGACGAAATTAGACTTACTAAAGGACTTTCAAGATTTAAGTTGGCCATAGACGTTGAGCTCTCCCCCCAAACAGTTAGGCGGGTGTTAGTTATTGGTGGTGACCCGCGACCTTCGACTGTCAAAAAAGTCGGCGATTACTTAGGTATTCCAGCTGAAAAGTGGTACATCGTGAGAGAGCCACTGGATACAACTGATATTCCTGAAAAGAATGCTGTCTAGCAAAAAACAGTAATGCCTATGAAAAGTTGCACGAAAACCAAACATGAGCAAAGTAACAAGACTCAACTATACAACTATAAATCACGATGCCAGGGTGAGACTTGGCTTAACTATTAACGAGTATTGTGTGTTTGACTTAATTCACAACTTAGCCACTAACCCCAAGAATACCCAGATGGGTTGGTGTTATGCAAGAAAAGAAACGCTGGCCGGCTATCTAGATTTAGGTAGAGCAACTGTTTTTAGAGCTATAAACAAAGGCCTTTCACTCAGACTCCTAGAAAAACATCCTGATCAACCAGCACTCATAAAAGCAACCAGTAGTTGGTTCGATGAAGTGATGATTAAAACAGAGTCTCAAAATGAGACTGCCAGTATCAAACCGAGATACGATTCGTATCAAAATGAGACTTTTCCGCGTCTCAAATTGAGAGCAAACAAAGATATAGACAAAGAAAATGACAATAGTACTGGAAGTCATAAAAATTTAAGAAACGGACTCGCTTCGATTGGAGAAATAGTTGAGCAGCGTGAACCTCTCAAAAGCAAGAACGATGGAATCAAGTATGAATGGCAAGTCGATGCCATACGACTTTGGGACGAACTTGGATTGATGGGAAAGCCGAGCCGACAATTCTTCAGTCACATTAAGAAGGCTTTCCTTAATAACGAAGAAAGCAGGTTAGCGATAGCGCTGTCGTACTGCAAGGATGCTGTCGGAGTTCGAAGCAAAGAACAACTGTTCTACTGGAGGTGTGCAAACGATTAAATATGAGAAAACTTATATTCATACTACTAGCTTTTCTTTGTTTCTCTCTCACTGCATTGGTGTTATTTGCCAGGAACCAAAATCGGGATGTTGAATTGATATCACCTGTTCCTGAACAGACAACATCACCAACTCCTAGTATGGAAGAAGATTCCGCTGCCAGTTACAGAGTTCAAGCAATCAAAGATTTGCTTAGCGAATTTAGTAGCCCCTTAAAGGACAAGAGCTCTGTTTTCGTTAGTTGTGCTGATGAACATAATGTTAACCCTTATTTATTAGTCGGTATCAGCAAAGTCGAAAGTACTTTCGGGAAAAATGCCTGTGAAGGAAACCCCTTTGGTTGGAGCAGTTGTAAAACGCCTTTTCAAACTTTTGATTCTTCCTGTCAGGCAGTTGCCAAGGGAATAGCAACCCTATCTTACTACGAGCAGTACCGAAGCACTGGTCGTATTCAAGATTTAGGGAAAACATACTGCCCCTCTTCATCAGGTTGTGATACTGACAATTGGGCTAACACAGTTAGCACTGTCGTGACAGAGCTTGAAGAAAAAGAGCTGGTTCTGTCTCTTGAAGAGCTTGCAACGCTAACGCCGACAAACAAATCTATCAAGGAACTGGAAGTAAACAAACAGGTACTAAAATCCCACTCGACCAGAGCAACTGGAACAGCTCTCGAAATAATCGAAATTTTAATCAGAGCTAACGAGAGGGCTCTGTATAAAACACAACATGAATCATGAAATTTATAGATTTATTTGCCGGCATTGGAGGTTTTAGATATGGGCTACAAAAAGTGGAAATTGAATCCGAAAGTAGCTCCGACCATGAGAGCGGAGCATCACAACACGGCCAGCGTGCATTTCATTGCGTCTGGTCCAACGAATGGGACAAATATGCCAACCAAATCTACACCAAGCACTTCGGAGAATGCGACTCCAGAGACATCAGAACTGTCGACACAAAAGACATCCCAGACCACGATCTCCTCTGTGCTGGCTTTCCTTGTCAATCATTTAGTATCGCAGGAAAAAGATTGGGATTTGAAGACACCAGAGGGACGATGTTTTTTGAAATCGCTCGGATTATCAGAGACAAAAGACCCAGATATTTTCTCCTTGAAAATGTTAAGGGGCTACTTAGTCATGACGAAGGAAAAACTTTCCAGACAATACTTGGGGTTCTCTCCGATCTGGGGTATGAGTATCAATGGCAAGTTCTTAATAGCAAGAATTTCGGAGTCCCTCAGAACAGGGAAAGAGTGTTCATTGTCGGACATCTTAGAGAAACAAGTCGACCAGAAGTATTTCCTATCGGCGAAAGCTACTCAATTTCTCATCGGACGAAGTATACAGAACAAGCAGGAAGGTCGAGGATTTCGAGCACGATTGATGCCCGTTATGGATCCCTCCGAAATGCCGGAGAAACCTACCTTCACTACATCGGAGGTATCAGAGGAAAAAGAGATATGTGGCTAAAAGACAACAAACAAAACAGTCGAAACTTTAGTCAAGGCCAGAGGGTCTATTCATCTGATGGCATTGCTTCAACCATAGCCGGAAACGCTGGTGGCCTAGGTGGCAAGACGGGTTTGTACGCGATTCCAGTCTTAACTCCCGATCGAATGGAAAAACGCCAAAACGGCCGAAGATTTAAAAACGATGGTGATCCCGCTTTCACCTTAACCAGCCAAGACAAACATGGGGTATATGACGGTTTAAACATTCGTCGCTTAACTCCTGTTGAGTGCGAGCGATTACAAGGTTTTCCGGATAATTGGACAGAAGGAATCAGTGACACCCAGCGATATAAGTGTCTTGGAAACGCAGTAACCACATTGGTCATCACGGAAATAGGTAAAAAACTTATGCAAACAAAGGAGGTGAATCAAATATGAAACCTGGACTAAAAGACATAAGCACTAAAAATCCAAAGTATCACTTTGAAGGAACGAAGCAGGACGATGCTGGCAAGACAATTTATATGGTCTTGGAGTTGAAGACTGGCAAGTTCCTCGAATGGACTGAGGCAGTATTCAATAAAAACAAAGTACAAGTTGAGTATTAAAACTATGATCAAAACCAGAACCGAACTACTAGACGAGATTTACAACAGCGTTCATGAGGAAATCCTCAGAATGGAAATCGCCATCGAAACGTTGGCAGACATTGATGATGACACAGTGATTGAAACCGTAGTCAAGCGTTCGCCTTTAGGAGCCAGAGAAGAAAATCTGACAAAGAAAGATGTTATTGCCAAGTACGCCAAAGACATCGAGAAGCGAGAAAAAGTGCTGAAAGTTATTAAAAAATTGTTAAACAAAAATGAATGAGAAAGAAAAATACAAGTTTATTCCTCTTCTACCTCAAGATGGGAATAAATTGCGATGGCACGAAATTCTTATTCTGAAGGCGAAGGTAAATATTAAAAAATTATTAAATCTATGGAAAACAAAACCTACCCAACAATAGCAATAAGCCTGCTGAAATTTGCGGAATACAACCCCCGCAAAGTAACTAGGAGCGTTATTGACCAATTAAAGCGCTCACTTCAAGAGTTTGGTTGTCCTGTTCCCATCGTCGTCAATACTCACAAAGGTAGAGAAAACGTCATCATAGGTGGCGAAAAAAGAGTACGGGCGGCAACGGAGCTGGGCTGGACAGATATCCCCTACAATTCCGTAGATATTCCACTACAAAAGGAAAAAGCCCTAAACCTCGCCCTCAACAAGATTGAGGATCAATGGGATGAAGAAAAACTCGCTCAAATAATAACTGACCTCACTCAGTCAGACTTTGATATATCTCTTACAGGTTTTAACGAAGTGGAAGTAAGTAATCTTTTGGATACAACAATGCTTCTGGAGCAGGAAGAAGAAAAACCCTGGGACACTGAAGAAGAAATTAAAAACATCACAGAACCAATATCAAAATATGGCGAGGTTTATCAGATCGGTCCGCATCGGCTGATGTGCGGTGACTCCACTAACGCAAACGACGTTAAAAAACTCATGGGAGAAAAACTGGCAGACATGATATTTACAGATCCTCCATACAATGTTGCTCACACTAGTAGGGAAAAGCAAGGGAAGTTTCATACGGAAAAAGGAATAATTCTAGGTGACGACCAGAGTCAGGAAGACTTCAAAAAGTTTACTGAAGGTTTTTTCAACACCATGCGTGATGCACTCAAAGCTGGAGGTGTTATTTACGTCTGCACCGGCTACACCTCCTACCCTCTGTTTTATTACCAGATGCTGAATTCTGGTTTTGTATTTAGTAGCACTATTGTCTGGGTTAAACCTTCCTTCTCCATTGGTTGGAGTGATTATAAAAAACAATACGAGCAGATCATGAAGGGCAAATTGTCCAAAGGGAAAACCAAAGCAGAAGGAATCATTTATGGCTGGAAACAAGGTGAAAGGCATGTCTTCACTGGCGAAGCAAACGAAAGTGATGTCTGGAACATGCCCAGAAAAGCAGTTACCGAGATGGTCCACCCAACTGAAAAACCGGAGTGGTTGATCATGAAAGCACTCAAAGGAGGTAGCAGGTTTGGCAATATTGTTCTTGACCTTTTTGGCGGATCCGGAAGTACCCTCATGGCAGTACATAAGACAGGCAGAATTGCGTATCTCATGGAACGAGATGAAAAGTTCTGTGACCTAATTCGTAAACGAGCAAAAAGGTTAAAAATGTAATGTTTTATGAAGAAAAAACAGGCTAAACCACAAATTCTAATAGAGCAAATGCCGGGAGAAACAGAGGCTCAGTTCTCGGCATTTTTGGCATATTGTTCCATGCTGAAAAGAAGTATTCGGGAGGTGAGCAAAAGGTGGGCAGAAATGGGGCGGGAATTGGAGGAACAGAACTCAAGATTCAGATTAGGAAAAAGGCCAGCACTAAAAACATTATTTCAGTGGTCAAGTAACTTTCATTGGGTTCAAAGATCCAAGCTTTGGGATGAGGAAAAAAAAGAGTTAATGACACTGGAGTTTCAAAGATCTGAAAAGCAAAGGGCAATCAAAGTTTCACGCTTATACGAAAAGATTGGAACCTACTTATTATTTCAGGTTAATAGGTCACGTCCAATTACAGTAGATGACTTCAAAAAAGCTTGGGAAATGTTTCGGACTGAATCAGGACTTTCCACCGGAAAAACAGAGGTAGCTCACACCATTAACGAAGAAGACCAAAAACCACCAACTCTAGAGGAGCAAGCTTTAGGCAAAGAAATTGATCAGGCAATTAAGAACTTCTATGATAGACAACGAAATACAACAAAAAAATAGCATCTTGTTCTGGATTACAGAGAATAAGATTAAAAATGAAAACGGTGATCCAATCGAATTTAAAGATCACCGCTTTATGTTGGATATTTATTCCGACTGGTCTCTAGTGCAGGTAATCCGCAAAGGATCGCAGATTGGAGCCAGCACAATGGAAATCTTGCGAGCTTTACACGCAGCAAGGTTTTGGGGCATTAATCAGATTTATACTCTGCCGACTGTAGACGACGTTTCAGAATTTGTTAAAAGCAAAGTGAACCGTCTTATCAAGGTAAACCCCTGTATCCTGGAAGGAGTTAGTGGTAAAGATGTTGATTCGATAGAACAAAAGCAAATCGGTAAATCCTTTCTTTTTTTCAAGGGAACCTACACTGAAAAAGAAGCCATCATGTTGACCTCTGATCGAAACATTCATGACGAGTTGGATAAATCAAAGCCAGAAGTGGTAAGAGACTTCACCTCGCGTATGGGTTACTCCAAGATTAGAAGCCAGCATTTCTTCTCCACCCCTACTACCCCTGACTTCGGTGTAGACAAAATATTTGAACAATCCGACCAGAAGCATTGGAGGTTTAACTGTCTTCATTGCAGCTTTCGGCAACACATGGAATGGGGAAAAAGCGTTGATGAAGAACGAGGTATTTACGTCTGCCAGCAATGTAAAAAGGAAATCTCTCCCCACCACATAAACGACTATGGCAGTTGGGAAGCTCGCTTCCCAGGCAGACCCGTCTCCGGATACTGGATTAGTCAAATGCACTGTCCATGGAAGACTGCCGCCAATTTAATCCAGGAGCGAAAAGATGCAGATGACGATACCTACTTTTTCAACTTTGTACTGGGGTTGCCATACCTTGCTGCAGATCAGAAGATTCCAGCGAGCCTCTTTATTCGAAATGTGACCGAGACAAAAGCCGACACCACTGGTGAATATAACGTAATGGGCATCGATACCGGAATGGGAACCGGTAAAGGCAATCATGTGATGATCGGTAATAAGAAAGGGATCTTCTGGATTGGCATTCTCCAGGATCACGAAGGACAAGATCGATGGCAACAAGCATCTGACCTGATTAAGTTTTTTGATGTCAGGGCGATTGTGATAGACGGACAACCTTATACCGAGGAGGCATTTAACTTAGCCAAAGAGTTCCCTTACAGAGTTTATCTGAGCTGGTTTAAAGACGACCCCAAAATGCTTGAGGTTATCCGCTTCTTCGATGAAAAAGAAAATAAAGACACGGCCTTCGAAGACGAAGTAAAGGTTTTTTCCTCACGCACTCGAATCATGGATGACACAATATCAGCCCTAAGAAGGGGCGATATTAAGTTTGCTGTCCCAGCTAGCAACCCAGCTTTTAAGCTCCTTATTACCCATGCCCAGACTATGTATGCGAGAACAGTTACCGACAAGTTCGGTCAGGCAAAGCGCGAGTGGGCCAACACCGGACCAAATGATTTCTGGCTATCACTTATTTATTGGCAGATAGCCATGAGAAAAAGACTGAAATATGAACCAAATAAATAAACTAGCCGACACAACAATAGCTGTTACACCAGCAGAAGCCAAGATCATTGAAGATATCCGAGTGGTTAAATTTGGCAAGGTTGAGGTGTTTATACAAAACGGTAAACCTTATCGCAAAGAAATCACCGAACAGCAAAGAATCGATCCTAAAGAAGGCGGTAGTGCCGGAGAAACACCCAAGAAACAAAGTGATGTCGAGCTTTGATAAACAAAGTTTGACTTCTTGAGGTGTTTGATGATAATTGCTTGTTGCATGAACCACAAACCTCTAAAAAAGATTGAAAACTATGCCGACCCAAAACTGGAAAAACGGCTGGCTTACTTCTTCGGTGTCATGTACGTCATCGTTATCGCCCTATTAGCAGTTAAAGGAGTCCTATGGCTACTAAGATAACAAAAGAGGACTTTCAGGCATATCTAAAAGTACAAAACTCAGGCAAGACCAACATGTTTGACTTGAGGAATGTGGTGGTACTATCCGGTCTCTCCAGAGAAAAAATCTTGGAAATAATGTCTAACTACCGTAAGTACAAAAAACGATGGGAGGTGAAAAAAACATGAAGCAAAAACCAGACAGTGATGAGGATCAAAAAATTAAATATCAGATCTACAGGAAACTCGACAAAGCCCAAACATTGGTCAGCGAGATCAAAGAGCTGATGAAAAAAATTAATCTAATTCCTTCTACTGAGGAGAAACAACCTCAAAATAATATTTAGTGAGCCTTATATTCCAGAATATCTCCAGGCTGACAGTCTAAGGCTTTACAGATTGCCTCCAATGTTGAAAAACGAATCGCTTTTGCTCTGCCATTTTTTAAAATAGAAAGATTAGCCATAGTAATACCAACCCTCTGTGAAAGTTCAGTTACACTCATTTTCCGCTTTGCCAGCATGACATCGATGTTTATTATTATTGCCATAAAAATACCTCATACCGTTAGATCATTTTCTGATTTTATGTCGACAGCATTCTGGAGAAGCTTTTGAAAGACACCGGCGGCTGTGGCAATCACACCGAATGCGATTGACACGACAAGACCAAGCATTGTGGGACCGGCCGGATCATCATCTACACCAAGCGGCGCAAAGAAACGGATGTAAAACAAAGCTAATGCAATAAAACCAATAAGGCTAAGGGAAGCAAACTTCATATTCTTGAGCGTGTTCACCGCACCTTGGGAAAAGGCCTTATTAGCATCAATGAGATTTAATAATTTGAATGCTTGGTATAAGCCAATGAAAAATGGAATTGAAGCGATATAAGTGTAAATAATTAGCGGATCGGCATAGATACTGATCAGATCCAGGTTAGTAGCTCTTCCTTCCGTCTGAGGAAACCAAAGCATACCGGCAAGTGTGCCGATCGCGATCAGGCAAAGTACGACCTTTAAGATTAATGTTGAACTTCGTTTCATAATGAGTCCTTGTTTGCTTTAACGACAAAATTATAGTTTATGGCTTATCGTTTGTCAATATATTATTATCGTAATTCATTGATAGAACTATAGTATATTCAACCTCTTCCCTAAGAAGTTCGCTATAATTGTGTAAGAAAGCGAAAATGTTACTTTTCCAAAACTCATCCGTTCTCTTTTATAGAGGGGTGGGACAGGACAAATAAAAAATGATGAAACCACCTTTTGAAGATGTAGTCAGAGATTACATCCGACTAGTTTATTTTTTTGCGAAAAAGTCCTTGTCCCAACAAGACGACATCGATGATGCCGTCCAAGAAACCTTTTTAAAAGCTATGAAAGCATACAACAATTTCAAATTTAACAGTGAGGGCGAGTTGAAAAGTTGGCTCCTGACTATCTGCAGACACGTTATAACAGACATGTTTAGATCCAATAAGAATACTCTCTCGATCGAACAAAATAATATTGAGTTGTTTGACGATAGCGACGTAGAAGTATTGTTGGAGGCAAAAATTACCCATGAGGAAGATGTTGAGAAAGTAACGTCAGCACTCAAAAAGCTTAAGCCGGCTGAGCAGGAAATTATCAGACTGCGAGTCAATGAAGAAATGTCCTTTGACGATATCGCAACCGCTCTTGATTCAAAAGAGCCCGCCGTTAAAATGCGCTTTTACAGAGCGATAGTTAAGCTTAAAGAATCACTGCTATGAAATTACGAAACATTATTCGATCATTTTTCCTTCAGGAAAGTAAAAAAGAATTCAAACATATAAGTATGTTGGAAAAACAAATCTTGGCGAGAGTGAGAGAAGAAAAAGAACTAGAGGTTGAATTGGATAAAACGTTCACTCCTGCCCCAAGACCGTTCTGGACCTTTAGATTCCCTCTTGCTTTTGCGACAGTAGTTTTACTTGTTTTCTTTGTCGGAGTCCTTACCAACAACTCACCTGTTTTTGCTAAGGGATCCATTATTGATGCACTTATCAACTTAAAAAACCAACTACAACAGGAGCTTACACAACTGCTCAGCAACGATCCAACCTACAGAGACAAGAATACTCAGAAGTATAAGCAAACTCAGCAAGAATGGTGTTCTGTCAGCGCAAGACCTCCAGAGGAACAGGAAAAAGCAGTAGCAGCCATAAGAGATTTTATGGATAGGCCAGATGCAAATGTTGAGTACGAATGCGTTGTTAGAAATCCAAACAATCAAGACGAGGAACCACTTATAGAAACCTACACCTTAGATTTTGATCGATTCATAATCGAGATAAAAACAAATCAGATCGTTGAGATGGCGGCTATAGAGGGCGCTTGGGGAGAAAATAAAGATGGTTCTAGGTGGTCCAGTCCTAAGAAAGAATATGACTATACTCCACGCTACTCACAACCAGAGGCTGAAAAGCGGGCGCGTGAATTTATAGCAAATCACCAAATAGCCCTAGGAAAAATAGAGGTAGAAAAACTCACCCTAGTTAGTGAAGCGAAGGACGATGAATCAGGTCATGTAAATTATTTCCTTACCTGGAGAGGTAACCCAAGAAAAGAAAATGGCGAAACATTTACTCCTCAGCTAACTCTCACAATGACACAAGGAGGCCAAATAGTTCACTTTTCAAACCATCTTAAACGATAGGTGAAAAGCGAAAACTGGATATTCTTAAAAGTCCCGGTATACTTGGGGTGAATTATGAAAAACATAAAGATTTTTGCAACAATAGCCGTAGCAACGATACTTCTTGCTTCGGCACTTTTCATCACAAGTGCACCGAAAAATGAAGCAGGTCCAGCAATTTTTACCATTAGTCGAACAAACCAGGAGCAAACAACCAAACGGCTTAGCGACAGCAAGTATCTTCGATTCCCCTGGGCCTTACCCTTAGCACGCATAATGACCCTCCGCTTCGGCTCAATTGAACCAGGCGGATATAGAATCTCCCAGAGCATGAATGCCCGGGAACTCGTAATCGTCCTAACCTCTGAGCCACAGCTCAAATGGATCACTATCCCAGAAGGACTCAGAAAAGAAGAAATTGGCGAGCGTTTGGCAAAAGAACTTCACTGGAGTAATGAGGAACTCGAAAAGTGGAACACCACCTACACAGCGATGCAATACGACTACAGAGAAGGAGTATATTTTCCAGACACATACCTAATACCAACTGACGAAAACGGACTAGATACGGCTAAGCGAATGATAAATCGTTTCAACGAACGGTTCGCCGGCTACCCAGAGGAATTCACCGCAAAGAACATTAAATGGACCACCGCACTCACTCTTGCCTCAATTATCCAACGTGAGGCAGCAGGACCCCATGATATGCCACTAATTGCTGGAATACTATGGAATAGACTTGATCAAAACAAACAACTGGAAATTGATGCCACGGTGCAATACGCAAGAGGAAAAACTGAAAACGACTGGTGGTCACCTATTAAAGGAAGCGACACTAGGAGCATAGAGTCACCCTTTAATACATATCTCAACAAAGGATTGCCTCCTCACCCAATCTCTAACCCAGGTATGGACGCTATTGAGGCGGTCTTGAACCCAGAAGCGACAGATTGTATCTACTATCTCCACGACTCAGAAGGAATCATCCACTGTAGTGAATCCTTTGCAGAACACGAACTAAATATTGACCAGTATCTTCGCTAATCTCCTCGAGTAATAAGCCCAGTAATCACCACTAATAAACAGGACTTGACATTCTCAAAATGTTCTGCAATCATTGATGTATGAGAAGTAAGAATAATAAGATAACTCTTACTCAATACCCACCAACTCGCTTCAATCTATCTCATTTATTTTCCCTGAAAACCCAGCTTATTAATAATTATCGCTGGGTTATTTATTAATTAAAACACAATAGAAAGGAGGTGAAAAAAATGAAAATCAAAAATCAAGCCAAAATCGTGCTACCTGCATTCGCTGCAGTCGTAGCATTAGCAGGATTAGTAACTGCTGTTTCTGCACAGTCTGGCCCAAGTCTCGATGCCCTTACCGAGAGCTTGAAGACCAAGACAGAAGCTGCCATTAACGCTGGCAACGTCAGTGACGGAGTTCACGACGGTGAAAAAGTCTTTACTGGTGATTCCGCTAAGCAATTAGTGGACTTACACAGACAGGCTTCCAACGCGAAGGAAGAATCTCTGGCTCGTCCAGCATCAGAGAGATCAGCTGCAGTCGCAAAAATCCGAGCTTTTACTGGTAATGACGGTCTCAATCCTGAGTACGTCTCTACTTCTAGATCAAGCTATAACAACCAAGTTAATGCTGAATTCTACATGGTAGGCAAAGACTACTTCGAGGTTGATATGCGAACGAATGAAATCGTTCAATTCGGACCAGCTCCATTGGCAATCGGAGAAGCTGCCAAGGTGTATAACACCGAAGCAAAGTTTACTCCTGAGCAATTGGAAGCAAAAGCCAGAGAGTTCATCGCCAAGAATGCACCAAATGCTGATCTCAGCAAATTAACTGCAAGTACTGGTGAAAAAGGCGGAACAAACTATTTCTTCAGATTCGTAGATGGATCAAGAGAAGTAGATAGTACCAAGCCATTCGTACAGGTAGGATTTACTGTCGGAGGCGATCTTCTCAGCTATACAAATACGCTGGGATTGTAAGCGAGGGCAAAAATAAAAAAGAAAGGAGGTGAAAAAAATGAAAAAACTATCAAAAATGCTATTCGGGTTACTTGTTGGAGTCTTCATGATGACAACAGGAGCACAAGCTGCCCACGCTGCAGTCACTATCTACGCAAACGATGGAGGCTACTATACGGCATATGGTCCAGGTCAGTACTGGTACCAGGTGAACAATGAAGGTTACTGTTATGACAGTGGAAGTTGTAGTCCAACACACATGAAGTATACCTACTCTGGATGTTCGCTAAGTAATTATGCCAAATGGAATAACGGTGCTGGTCCAAATGGTTGGGCTACGCATGATACCTATATTCCAGGGACTAATGCGGTTAACACGGCAGCTCCGTACTTGCTCAGCTACAATACAGCAAGCCAGTATCACTTTTCTATAAACCAGAATTCATACTATGATGCCTGGGTAAGAACAGATCCAAGCGATCCGTGGTGGTACAACATTGGAAATGTCTGGTTGGATGACAATCCATGCAATGGCACATCCAAGATTGGCTTTGATGAAATGAAGATAGCCGACTAGGTAAGTCTTCGTTTTATATCTGTTCCTGCCTAGCCCCCCTGATCAAGGGGCTAGGTTCGTTCTTGAAAGGTTTTGTAAGACAAATAAGATAAGTAGGAAAAAACTAGACTATAGCACTCAAATTTGATATATTTAGCTCATACAGCCATGAGAAGAACAATGATAGTAATCACAATAACCATCCTCCTACTGCTCGCCGGAAGTTATTTTTACCTAAAGAATCGCAACCCCTACCCTGAAAATTATCTTCCACCAGAACAACGTAAGACCGTAGAGGCTTACTTTATAGAACATATGCGTGTAAGCCCCGCTGAAGCCGAGGAAATGGCTGTAAACGGCGTTGACTTACGAGTAAGCAAGACAACAACAGTCCAAGGCATAGTGGGTAACCTTTACTACTATGGATTTATAGATAGCGAAGCAAAGCTCAACAAACTCTTGGAGACAACTAAAGACACTACATCTGGCCAAGAAGATTCAATCAAAGTTGGTAACAATACTATCGACATAAACAGTCATTACTACTTGAACTACCAAATGACTGATGAAGAAATTGCGGATACCTTGCTCAACAAAGCTAAATTCGCCAACGATTTCACCGCTTATAACTACCTATTTATGCCAAGTGGACGCGGTGGACCAAGTCAAAGACCTGAAAAATAAGAATATGAAACTAAAACCAATAACACTTATTGCTCTCGCCGTGATCGTCATATCAGGTATATGGATATATTCCCAAAGGCAAGCGGCCATTAAATCGGCGGCGCCTATACCAGAACAAGTTCAGACTACTCCAACACCAGAGGCAACTCCAGGCAGATCACTTAAACAAAACGAGAAGTTTATAGCACCTGTCGGACTTTATGTGACTGTGCCTGAAGGAATGAGATTTAGGCAAGACATAGCAAATGATCGGTTTATCAATTTTTATATAGAATCAGGGCCTGAGGATGAACCGACTTACCAACTTTATAGCCTTTATCAAGCCGACAACGAAATGACAGAACAAGGATTAGAACAAGTAAAGAAAGATACAGACCCAGGCACCATCAAAGAAGCCACCGTAGGCGATTACGTGGGCTTTGAAGGGCTTGTTATTGGTCCTAAGACTAGATACCAAGTTCTTGTCATTAAAGACGGTAAACCCCTCTCTTTCTCGACATGGCCACCTACTGAAGAAAACAAAGTGATTACTGAGCAGATACTGTCCACAATAAGCTTTGAGTAAAAACAACCTAAGGTTTAGCAATCTCCATAGACTGTTCTTGCTTACTTTTTTCAAAATACTGTTTAACTCTTTGAAGGAGTATTTCGTACACTAACTTGAATAATGGCGTATCGTCGTAAATAAAATCTAGGACGCTGTGATGTACTGAAAGTAAGGTGTATTGGATACCCTTATATTCAAATTTGTAAGGTCCACCACTATAAAATAACTTGTTAAGTACATCTGCCTCACTATCTCCTATTACTTCAATTGATTTTTGTGAAGCACCACTATCTGCCTTGAGGTAAAACATTTCATAAGTAGGTCCTGAGCCGTAATCCGTGTACCTTTCTTTAAGCTTGTAGCGAACGAGGATTTTGTCTGCTTCTTGAAAGAGTGAAAACTCTTCTTTAAGCAAAGGGAAGTTATTAAAGATGAGCTGTTCATAAGCCGAAGGAAGATTATCAAAAACAATATTTAAGTTATGTTCCGTATCTGGTTTTGAGAAAACATCCCAAACCCAGCCACCATTGGGAATCCTTGAAAAATCTTTTGCCCTATACACTCTACTGATTGGCAGTTGTTTTGATTCCAAGAAATTTAAGAGTTCCCAAAAAATACTTAGATTGATGTGCCTTGCATTTATAGATAACAAGGAAGTGTTTTTCATCCGCATTAATTCATTGCTACTTTTTACTTCTTCGACAGAGTAAGAGTCTTTTTTAGGTAAATCTAAGTAGTCGTGGTAACTATTAATGAAGTTAAACACAGTTTCTTGAGCCAACAACTCGTGCCCTTTGTGGTTTAGAAGTTGCCTCTCCAAGATAGATGTCATTTTTGAACCTATAATTTCTTTCGCATATTCTCTTGGCCTAACCTCAATAGGGTTTTCAGCAAAGTGTCCAGTAAACCCAAGGCCTTGTTGCTTCAATTTATCTCGCAAAGTGTTGTCAACTTCTTTTATTTGAACGTCATTTTGATCGATGGGAATGGGAAATGGAGTATAACTAACCGTGGTGCCTTCATAATCGTAGTAAGCAAGTCCTATTTTCCAGGTTCTTGGATAAAAGATGTCTTTTACTATTTGAAATTGGTGGTCTAATTTGTTATTGAGTTCATCAAGAAATAGATGAATCTTAGAAAAGTTCTTATCAGTTTTCCCTATAGCTCTATTAGAACTGCTGAGAATCAGCTCATATGAAGTCTTGAGCTCGTTGTAGTGTTTGAATTTTTGTTGATTGTCCTTGATGATTTTTTCCCAAGCCTCAACATAATCTGTTTTATTCTTGTCAAAGTATTGTGATTCGTTAAACTCAATCGTTTTTGTAGATGTATTATCTTCAAAGTCAATTTCTTTTATAACGTGAGCATCGAAATAAAGCCAATAGACTCTCCCATTTTGATTATCGACACCAAACAAAAAACATGGTTCTAACTCGCAGCTTGAAAAAAAAGATACCGGACATGCAAACTTTAAGTTGTGATTAACAGGAAGTGTCTTCACCTGTACATATGAACGCCCCACTAGGATGTTATTAACATCTTGAACTTCAATATGCCCATCAATATTAGGCCACTTATCACTTGAATATAGTTTTGACATCACCCTTTTGTGGTGAGCTAAGGTGTTTTCTATCAAACTAACTGATTCTTTGTCAGTAAAGTCATTTTGGCTATGTGATGGGATTTGTTTCATAAACTACATTGCTAGTATACCAATTTAGGCTTTATTTTTGTATAATTAAGTTGAGGTATGCCAAACAAGAAAGATAGCCTACCAAAACTTTTAACTATTCGCCAAGCGGCGGAAATATTAAATGTCCATGTCGAGACATTAAGGCGTTGGGATACAAGTGGAAAATTAAAAGCAATTAGGGTAAGTGATCGTGGTGATAGGCGTTACGACCCTGAGGCCATTAGAGCTATTTTGGACAGCAAAAAAACGATTATGACAAAGCAAAGTCCGAGATGTATTTACTGTAATAATCAGGAGCCTGACTCTTTTAAGAGAAAAGCTCATGTGCTGAGTCAATTCATGGGCAATTTTCAGCCAGACATCTACTTTCTGGGTGATGTAGTGTGTGATAACTGCAATGAGATCCTGGGCAAATCAATTGAAAAACACTTTGCAGAGAAAAGCTTTGAGGGCTTAATTGCAAGACTCCATCTAAGAAGAAAGAAAGATAAGCAAAGCTCTGTTATTTTATACGACTCTAGTCTCTTAAAATTCCATTTTTCTTCCGATGAAACAATTACGTTCGATCCATTATTTTTGCTAGTAAAAAGCGTACTTGAAAAAATTGGGTCAACTAAAGACCCACTCCTATTATTAAAGAAGGGCGATCTTTATGCCTTTGTCTTCGCTGAAGAAGTAGCTTCTATAACATCCAAAAATGAAATTAATAAGTTGAAATACAAAATCAAGCCTTTTAGAGAAGGAGCTGAAACTGCAGAATGGGTTGGTGACAGAGATGATTCTGTAAAGATTGTTGAAGCAGCAATGACAGCATTAGCTTTAAAGGCGAATTTTAGTGACGAAACAGTCAACGAAGAATCAAAACAAATTAAATCAAGCTTTATTGCACAGCAAAACGTAGATATTAAAACTGCTCGCTTTGTCGCAAAAGTAGTTTTCGAGTATTTCGTATATTGTGCCAATGCAAGTGGCTTTCTTTCAACCATTTATTCAGAAGAATTAAAGCCTGTATGTGACTTCATAAAAGAAGGAACCGGGGATGCTAAAAACTTTGTTAGCGTAATAAATAACAACTTCGTTTCTGAAAGAATTAAACAAGGAAATAATCACTACTTTGTGGCATTTGAAGTTGTGAACGGATTTTTAATAGGAAAAGTAGCTTTTATGGATACAATTGCATACCAGATTAATCTAGGCAAAAGCCCCTTCTCTCTTGCTACTAATACCATTGGTAATGGTCATGCCTTTAACCTATCAGACAAGACCGCAAAGAAGATGAGAGTCAATAAGATACTTGTGTTAGGTACTCATGAGTTCAGCATTTATAATAAAAGATAATAAATATGATTAAAAACGATAAAAAACTAGAACTCACTTGGACAAATAAAGAGAAAAGTCTTTATTACGATGCTGAGACTAAACAATATGTATGGGTTCACAAAAAAGACCCAAGAGTATCTGAGCCGCGCATTTTAATTGAAAAAGAAGATTATGGGGAAAAAGATTCCGACAATATTCTTATAAAGGGTGACAACCTGCTTGGGTTGAAATCATTACTTCAAGATTACAGAAATAAAATTAATTTAATTTACATTGATCCTCCTTACAATACTGGAAACGCTTTTGAACACTACGAAGACGGACTAGAGCAATCTATTTGGCTAACAATGATGAGAGATAGATTAGAGTTGCTCAAACAGCTGCTTCGCCGTGACGGATTTATTTGCTGTCATATAGATGATACTGAGGGTGACTACCTAAAAGTTTTGCTTGATGAAACCTTCGGACGTGATAATCACCAAGCTACATTTTATGTGAGAGTTCGATATCCAGAGAAAACTCTCAAAAGTGATATGGATTATCACAAAGAAATTGAGAGAATTTATATCTATCGCAAGTCTTATAGCGCAAAACCAAACCTCACAGAAACAGTAACGTCTTTTGAAAAGTTCCAATATTATGTTGATGAACTGACAGAGGGTAAAGAGATTACCTTAGGCAATAAAAAAGCCATTATGTTTGAAAAAGGACAATACAAAATAAGAAAAGGTGAAGCTGGGGATAATGGGTTAAAGGAAATCTGGGCATCCGGTACGATCCTAGACGGTAATTCATCTGGAAGATTTTTTAGAGATTTTCTTACCGGAAGATATGAATCTGATGGGTATGGTGTTTTATATAAAGTCTTCGGAATTGGTGATGACAAATTTGATTACCGCTACTTTACTGGACCACAACGGGAAGGAGCTACAAAAGGTAAGTATTATCAAGGTGTACCAATGAGTAGTCTTTCAGACAAAGACAAGATGAAACGCTCCCCGATAGAAAACTTTTATGATTTAGCTGCGAGTTTTGGAAATTGTCGGCTTGAGGGAGGAGTAGAATTTAGAAGCGGTAAAAAGCCAGAGAAATTGCTCGAGATTATAATAAGGCATTTTTCTAAACCAGGAGATTTTGTCTTAGATTCTTTTGCTGGATCAGGAACATCTGGAGCTGTAGCGCATAAGATGGGTAGAAATTGGATCATGGTTGAGTTCGGCGAACAAGCCAATACTCACATTGCTCCAAGACTTCAACGAGTTGTATCTGGAGAAGATCAAACAGGAATAAGTAAAGAGATTGCTTGGAAAGGTGGAAGCGGATTTAAATATTTTGAACTTGGAGAGAGTTTATTTATTCAAGATGATGATTTACGCTACACAATCATTAATCCTAAAATGTATAACGGTAAACTAATTAGGGCAGTCCTTAAAGTTGAAGGATTTAAACCATATAATCCAGACAATGGCTTGCATGGACTCTCTGGAAGTACAGCAGCTCACGTAACAGAACAATACCTAACCCAAGATTACATTAATGTTTTACTAAACGAAATTGGCGATAAAGCCGATTATTTAGTAATCTATGCAAAAACTATCTCAAGTAGTTTGAAATTGCCGGATAATGTAGAAGTAAAAAGAATGCCTGATGTATTACTTAAGAAATTTAACGTATGAGTAAAACTGTTGTAGAAAAAATAACCAAAGAACTAAGCTTGAGAAAACCTCAAGAATTATCATTGCAAAAATTGAATGCAATTCTTGCTGATGTGCGTATTGGAAAAGATACTCCTGAAGAAATCGAAGCAAAATTAGTTGGCAATATTAAATTTGATACAGAGTTTCCATCGTTCACTTTTGCTCTAGCTACTGGAGTTGGTAAGACCAGATTGATGGCAGCAATGATTGCCCAGCTCTACTACACTAAAGGACTTAAAGACTTCTTTATTCTTACCCCTAGTGAAACTATTTATACCAAGACTATCGACAACTTCACTCCTGGAAGCAAAAAATACGTCTTTGATGGATTAGTAGGCTTCCCCTTCTTTAATCTTGTAACAGGCGAGAATTATGAATATGCAGACTTTGGAAACCAATTATTTGATGCAGTAAACATTTACGTCTTCAATATCCAAAAAATTTTCAATGAGAGAAAAGACGTAGAGTTTAAGTTCCACAAATACCAAGAGACATTGGGTTCTAGCTTTGCCGAGTTACTTCAGAGAAAAGACCTCGTCATTTTGATGGATGAAAGTCACCGGTATCGAGGCGAGAAGTCAATTAGAGCAGTTAATAATCTAAAACCAGAGCTAGGCTTAGAGTTTACAGCTACTCCAAGCAGTCCAAATGTCGTTTACACCTACTCTCTTGCTGATGCAATTAAAGACTCCAGGAAAGCCCTAGAACAACTTGAAGCTGGCGAAAGTGCTAAAGGTGGCTACATTAAAATTCCTTACGTTATTGCTCGAAGTGATAACTACACATATAAAGGCGACCAGGAGCTTGTTAAATTAGAAGACGGTATTAGACTCCACCGAGAAAAGAAAGCCCTTGTAGAGGAATATAGTAAAAACAACAAGCTACCCTTTATATTGCCAATAACGCTCATCACCACGAAATCTATCCAACATTCTGATGATGTAAAGGCTTTGATTACCAGTAAGGAGTTCTTTGATGGATACTACAAGGACAAAACCTTAGTAGTTACCAGTGAAAGTGAAATTGACTCTATCAACCAACTCCTTCGACTTGAGGAACCATTCCCTCTTAATAAAAATGAAATTGTCATCCATGTTGACAAACTAAAGGAAGGTTGGGACGTTCGCAATGTTTATACAATCATTCCCTTCAGAGCAGCTATCAGTAAGACTCTTATTGAGCAAACCATTGGCCGTGGTCTTCGTTTACCCTTTGGTCAGCTGACTGGTGTCGAAGCAATTGATTCCCTAGATATTATTTCTCACGATAACTTTGCCAGAGTGATTGCTGTGGCTCACGAAGTAGCAGAGGGATTGATTGGAGTTAAAGAAACTAGAGATCGAGAAGAATTGAAATCTATTGAGATTAAACCAACAGAGAACAAAAAACTCTGGGTAAAAATACCTATTGTTGAAACCAAAGTCTTCTCAAGTAACAAACTAGAATATTTTGACCCAGAGATGCGTCTGGAGGAACTTAAAAAGATTGCGCCTAAACTTATTAAGGTAGATATTGTTTCAAGAGAAACAGAAGAAGTCGAAGTTGATTTAACTGAAAGCAAGAATGAAATCGATCCGGTTAACAGGATTGTGCGCTTAATTATTCGAGAAATGACAGAGCTAGACATTGCCTTTAAAGAGGTTTTACAGAAGATAGTCAAACACTATTTATCTCAGGTAAAGGCAGAAAAAGATGTGCTGTCAAAACTAGTGCGGTTACATGAACAAACGATTTTAGATGATCTCTTGCCACAAATTCGAGCGCGTCTTGAAGAAAAAACACAGATTAAATTCAAAGCACTGGATCAAGAACTTGGATTTGAGCCGTATATAAAATCAATAAAAGTTACAGACACCCTCTTAGATAAGAATGCTGTTACTGAAAAAGAGTCGCGTGGAAATATTATCGAAGGCTATAACAAGAGTGTTTATTCAGCTTACGTCTTTGATTCTGCTCAAGAGAAGCTACTGGCAGATTCACTCGAGAAAGACTCAACTGTTATAACTTGGGTGAGATTACGTAATGGACAGCTTCCAATCAAGTATGTCTATGGTAGTAACTACAATCCTGATTTCATTGTGGAGCGCAAAGATGGGAGCTACCTTGTAGAGGTAAAAGACAAAACCAAGATTGACAAAAAAGATCCTGAGGTTTTTGCCAAGGCTAAACAAGCTGAGGAATGGTGTAAAATCGCCTCAGAAGCCACCGGAGGAAAATGGATTTATAAACTCCTGCCCCATACGGCTGTTAATAAGATTAACAGTTTTGATGCGATCATTAGCAGCGCATCAAAGATCGATTAACTGCTAAATAGGCAGATATGGGTGCAAATAATAAAAAGACTAAAAAACGAAAAAGGGAGCTGAAAGAATACCTCAGCCTAGAGTCTCTTCAGACCGTAAAAAAAACCTTGCTCTCATGGCTTAAAAAAGTAACTGAAAAGGCTTCTTTACTTAAAAAAACTGTTATCTTCTATTTTTATATAAGTAGACTAACAGTAAAAACGTACTTTAGATTCAGAATCCTCCACTTTCTCAACGCGAAGAGAATGCTTATTGGTTCAGTGGTCTATTTCTCACTTCTCCTTGGCTCGATTTTTTTATTTGGACAATTTATTGATCCGGTATTTGCTAGGAGTGATGCCATTACCTTCTTCACAGCAGTGGCGGCCATGATTGGTGGAATCTTGGCGATTATCTTTTCACTTAGCATTCTTCTAATGGGTAACGCAGCAGAGCGTATTCCGGTGGGTTTTTATGAGACAGCCGCAAGAGACTGGCTGCACGATGTAATATTTTTTCTCATTAGCATTTGTTCCTTGGTGGTTTTCTCTTTGGCACTTCTATTTGGGAAGCTCAACTTGGGGCTGACAGTATTTTCTTTCCAACTGGCGTTATTCTTAATTGGCTTTGTTTTTTACCTAACCTTTGTCTTTTACCAAAGGGTTCGAGACAGACTTGATCCGAATAATGTCTTAAAAATTGCTTCTAAGCAAGCGTTTGCCAAGTTAGACTTTACTCATAAACGAGCTCAAGAAATTGCCGATGTTTTGATTCGACAGCCAAAACTCGATAAAAAGGTTACCAAAGAGGAGGCTTTGGCAACCTCATTCCAATATTTGAAACCAGAGTTTGCTTATATCAATAGCAGACTGAACTATCTTTTTGATTATCATGGAAAATTGGTAGCCGCCAATGAGAGAAGCTCTGCTCTTGGTGTTCTGCAGGTGGTAACCAATATTCTTCAAAAGTATTTTCAGACCAGAAAAGATTCCTCATTCGTACTACCTGCCGGATTCATTTTAGCCACCACTAGCGATTCTCGTGCTTTCCTAACTCCTCCACTCGAAAGATTAGTAGCGGTTGGTGAAAATTACATGAGGGAGAATGATAACGAAGGGATTACTAGAGTAATTTCTATTTTTGTGCAGTTATGTAAGTCTGCCAGTGAAATAAACTATTTGACCAAGCATAAAGTAGAAAGCCCAATAATGGAGCAATGCAGAGGCTACTTAAACCAGTTGCTTGAAAGCGCTATTAAATTCAACAACCAAGAGGCTTTGTTCCAAGGCATATTAGCATACGAAGAAATAATTCCAATCGTAATAAAGCAAAACCTCCACCACGAGTTCATATCGATTTATGACATGCTCGACAAGATCGCAATGAGTGCCCTAACAAACAAATATAACGTAGTTTTGGGTCAGGTAATCAATACTTACACTTCGATTTTGTCTCAACTGATAGCAACAAAATATTTTAACTTGGAAATGGAGCTAGGTTCTCTATGGGAGCATCTTAGAAACATTATTTTTTATGCCTATGTTTCTATGGTGACCGGCTCTCTAGATAACAGTTTCTCAATCCAAACAAACTTAGCCAGTCCATTCACGGCGATGTCCTCAATGATTTTCCAAACAGCTAGAGCAGCTACAAACGCTAAAACTGAAGAAGAAAGGAATGACTGGAAAGAAGCATTCTTTACTACTACAGAGGAGTTAAGATCCACTCTCCGATACCTTTCAGAAAAGATGAAAACAGCTAACCACATTTTAGTCAGCACCTTTGGTGAGATCATTTCTGATGTAGGTTGTTTATTAGTCGACCTAACCAAAAACGAAAAATGGGCAGGTGACAAAGAGGAACTAACAAAACAAATTGGTTGGTATATCTTCCAGACAGAATGGTTTACCCATGACCTTAAAAAGATCAAAGATAACAATTCGTTTGACTCTTTAATTGAAGCAGCATCAAAAATAGGCATAAGAGCCATCCAACAAGAGTTAGATCAAACTGCCAAGGATGCAATTAAAATTCTTTACAACTTTGCGATTAAAATGCTGACCTTAGGTGAAGGTGACAGTTATGGTTTTACAGAACCAAGAATAATGGAGAGAGCCTGCTATGTTGGTGTACTAGCTCTGAAGCTGGGTAAGAAAGAAGTTGTCGATGGTCTTAAGGAATATATAAAAACCTTTGAGGAAGCATATCGGAAAAAATGGTATCCCGAGGGTCCGCCTGAAAAAGGAAAATTGATTTCACCAAGTTACGATCAGCTACTTATGGAAGTACATGGGCTTGTAGAAAAGAAGCGAAGCCGCTATGGGCATGTGCCTATCATGGACCGAGCTGATGATGACTTACTACCTCTTATCAGTGAAGAAGACGCAAACAAATTTATTATGGAAGTCTGGCATGTAAAAATCGAAACCCAAAGCAGACGAATGTTTTAATGAATTACCCATCAAACTTACAGCTTCTGATAGTAACGAACTAGCATTTCTCCCCTTAATTTTATAGCCTAAAAGTATAAATTAACCGCCTAACGAATCTATCGGGGCTTAGGTTTCTCTATTTTCCAGAAGTAGACGAACCTAAGCCCCATTTTTGTTGCCTAAAACCAGTATGCCAAAACCAGAAGTAAAAGAAGTAAAAATCACATCAACAGTTAGGTATCAACCTTCAGAGCGTGATACGGAGCTCCTAACCAAGTGGAAAGCTCGTTTTAAGCGTGCAAAAGAGTTTCGTGAGCCTTATCAAGCTAAGTGGCTACGGATGTATCGTCTCTACCGAGCGTACCAACACAAACAAAACTATGCGTACAACACTCGCTTAATGCCTCCTATTGCATTCGAGATCGTTAAGACTGTAGTTTCCCGCCTTGCCACAGCTAAACGAAAGACTCGTGTCATCCCGAGGGATAAAACAGATATTGAGTCAACTGCTCTGGGATCCTGGAGCGACCTGGTTAATTATGACTTTGACATCATAGAACTAGCCAGAAAACTGCCCAATTGGATTGAATCTTCAGTTTTGTATGGCAATGGAATTGCAAAACTAGCCTGGAAGGTAATAAACCGAAAAAGATCTGATGGAACAGTTAAGACTATTTATGACGACCCCACCATGATCCTTTGTGATTTGTGGGACTTTCTCCCAGCTCCTGAGACAGAGGACTTGCAGGATGGCTGCCCTTGGCTTATTCATAGAATCGTCAAGGCAAAAGAAAAAATCTCCAAAGAGGAAGAAAATCGAGGCGACAACAAAATTTATAAAAATCTTGAGTTTTGCGAGCCGAAGATAGTTGAAGACTGGAAGAAAGAACGCTACGAAATCAATACCAAAAAGATGTCTCAAATTGATGGTGATATCAGAAAAGCCGAGACTGGCGAACAAAAAGTACTCCCAGTCAAAAACGACCAGGAAAAGCAGCTTGAACTTTGGGAATGTTGGGACTATGAAGAAGATCAACTGATAGTTATTGCCAATGGTGAGGTGGTCATCAGGGATGACGAGAATCCTTATCTTGATGTTAATAACGGCCATATTTTTGTAGACCTTCCTGACATGTCATTGCTGTGGGAGTTTTGGGCTACCGGTCATGTTGAACCAGTTGAGAGTACCATCATGGAAATTGCTGATCTTCGCAACCAACGTATGGACGACGTGATCTTAATGCTCGATCCCGTGGTTAAGATTCGTAAGGATACTGGCATTACCAAAAACGATATCATTTTCTCCCCTGGAGCAGTTTGGGAACTCAGAAAAATGGATGATGTGGTGATTGAGCGACCGCCGGATATTAGCCTTATGGGTGTTAATGAGGACAGACTTCTGCGTGATGAAATTTCCAGAACGCTTGCCCTCGGTGAGTATTTGCAAGGGTTACCACAATCCTCAAGCGAACCTCTTGGGAAAGTGGCAATGCTTTTGGGTCAGAGCAACCTTAGATTAAGCATGAACGCCCAGAACATATCCAATGCCCTTACTACGGTTGCTAATATCCTAATTCAGTTAAACAGAGAGTTTATCGGTGAAGACAAGCTGTACCGCATTGTTGGCAACATTGTCGACTTCAAAGAATTTAAGTCTGAAGACAAGAAGATTCAGGTTGATGCTATTGTCGAAGTAGAACCCGTAATCCCACCGGATAAACAAGCCAGACTTAATCAAATACTACTCTTGTATGATAAACTCATCGCCCAAGACAAGCCTGATCAAAACAACCCAGCAGATGTAAAACACTGGTTGATTCGCAAGCGAGCCCTCCAGAAAATGATTTTAGAGGAGCTAGACCTTGATCAGTATGTCGATATCCTACTTGGTCCTGAATTAATGCAAAAGCAAGAAGAAACAATCATAACCCCATCAAATGGGGAGCCCGTAGCCCCTGTAGCGCCTTCTGACGACAGTTTACCGCCCGAAGCGGGTAGTTCATCACCAGTTGCCAATAAAAACAAAATACGTGAGCTTATTGGCAAAATTCCAGGTTTAGGAAAAATGCTCCAAGCATAAGCACTTCGTTTTGATTTTCAGCTCTAACCCAATATAATTAAACTCATGAAAGTAAGAAATGTAGGATTTCCAATGGTTTTCTTGATCTCCGCCATAATGATTTTAGTTGGAGCGTTCGTTGGGTATCTACTTGCCAGTAATCCGGGTCCTAAGAATTGTGCAGAACTTGGAGCAACTTATCTAGAGATAGAAAAAAAAGACCTGGGAATAACTGACTTCGGATCAGACGAATGGAAAAGGCTAATTGATGACGAAACAAAGTTTACAAATGACTGTTACAAAAGCATTAATAAATAACATGGATAAAGTAACACTTTCACTCCAAACAATCTCCCTACTTATCAATTCTGGCGAATCAAAAAAAGCACTTGAGAGACTAATAGAATTCGAAAGGGAAAACTCTGACGACAAAAACCTAATATTTTATAAACCTGGTTTTCTGGTTGATATAGGTAATGATCTCAGAGACGAAAAAATCATCAGAGAAGGTATTGATCTTGGTGAAATGACACTATCAAAAACAAAGAACAACAAGACGCAGGCCTACCTCCGCTACTGCCTGGCAAATGGACACACATGTTTGTATCAACTTACAGAGAGAATGGGTGGTGTTGTAGACCGGACCATACCTCAAAGCGAAAACCTTTTACAAACAAAATATCACTTACTTCTGGCTACTGATATTGAAATTGATGACCCAAGCCTGAAAGTACAATTACTAGTTAACTTGGGTAACAGTCTAGACACGTTTGGTAGAGGAATTGAGGCAATTCACGCTTATAACGAGGCTCTTCGTTTGAGTAAAAATTTCCCTATGGCAGTGGCAAATAGAGCCAAAGCTCTTCGGACATTTGCCGATATTTCCGACAAGTATCGAGCTTCGATATATGTTACGGCTTACCAGGATATTAAATCGGTTCTGGATGATCCAAAACTAGTACAGGTTGGTGGGCTTGAAGCAAAGAAAGCTTTCGAACGTGAACTCACCTATATTGAATCTCGTTTTCAGGACAAATCATTACTCAAAAGAAATATTAAACACCCCCGTTATGAAACCAAAGGGCTTACCAAGTTTGAAAAATACTATTTAGACTTTTGCAGTCAGGAAGGGTTGTTTCTAAACTTCCATATTCATGATGATCACTGCGAAGCTGCTATAGAGGATCCTGTCTTTATCAGATTAATTACAAAGTTGGATGATAACGATACGTTTTATTACTTTGCAAAGCAGCTCAATCAGATTAAAGAAGACTATGCCGTAGCCAGGTTAAATCTGGTTCAATCACAATACAAACAAAAAGCCTTCGATAACATTAGCAAAAGAACCAGCTATGTATATGCTTTGGACTACTCACAATTTAATCTCTACACCGGTTTGTTGAAATCAGCATTTAAAGACGCATTCAACATATTAGATAAAATCGCAGTGTTTATTAATGACTACTACAAACTTGGGTTCAATGAAAATGATATATATTTCGATTCATTAAGGCGGACTGGAGGAACAGCTTCAATCTGGGAAGAGAAAGGTGTTATTAGAAAAGAAATTCTCAACTCAGAAAACCAAAGCCTGTATGCTCTTTATGACGTTTATCGTGATTTTAAACAAAATCGATATAGAAGAATTCAAGATATCAGGAATGCCCTCACACACAGGAGGTTAATCGTTTTTGACTCGCTAATTACGAGTGTTAACGATAATACAGATAAGCTCAACATTGACTCCGATACTCTTCTTCAGGAAACAGTAGGTCTGACGCGACTAACCAAGGCAGCAATTATTTACCTGATTAATTTTGTAAATACTGAGGAAGAAAAGAAAAAGAAAGCGAATGGAAAGTTAATATTGGATATGCCTGTAGATACTTCTCAGTTTCTGTAAGACTTTTTCGAAATCTTCTTTATGAAATCTAAGTACATCCTGTGAAACAAAAGCTGCTCATATTATGGAGAGCTAGTGGGTCTATTGATAATCTTGCGAGATGACAAAATTAATTGATTAAGAGTTTTAAATTTGGTTTGGTTTATATTTTTTATAGCAGAGTAAACTAAGTTCGCAATCAATATTGAAATTATAATTGCGCCAACTATGTCAGATATATGATGGACACCGGCAATCACTCTGGCCAAACCCACAAAGGCTGTTAAAACGAACAATAGACTTCCCAGTTTCTTGTTGAAAACGAACACGCTAGCAGCAATTGTGGCTGTTAGGAGGGTGTGATCTGAAGGAAACCCATTGTCTATGACATGGGGGAAAAGCGGATTAATGCTATCAGCCACAAACGGACGAGGGATCTTAATAAAGAAGCTTAATAGCCTAGATAGTAAAAAAGTTCCTGAGAACACCAAACTACTCAGAAGTAGAAACGGAATTAACACACTTTTCTTCTTCCCTAGATAGAGGGTAAAACCAAAATAGGCAATAAGGCTAACCCAAAATAAATGCTGTGCAAAGAAAATAATAATCTGGTTAAAAATGGTTGTATCAAACACAATTTATTTCCAATCTAAAAAACTAAAACCTTGTCACCCTCTGCCACTAAAGAATACAAGTCCTCAAGCCCTCCGATCGGACAAGTCTCTGTGCTGCCTTGCTCTCTTAATTTCATACAAGTTCCACAGGCAATAATTTTAGATTTGTCTGTTTTAAGAAATGCCTCGATTTGTTCTTTAATATTGAATTTATCGGTCCCGGTCTTTTCGTATTCCACTCCTTCTCCCAATAAAAATATACTTACGTCATCACCCTTTTTTATGGCTAGATTTGCTAATCTTAGTGCATTCCAGTTTGTTTCTGCTTTGTTGGTAGTGAGAATAATCGACAATTTCATTTTAATTTTATCTCCTTTCAGATATCAAATTTTTGCTTTGTACTAATTTAACTACTTCGATCCACCAGGTTGAAGCTATAACAACAGCAAGAATTCCAACCCAGACATGTACAGGAATGGATGTCGTGTGCACAAAGGGATAAAGCGGTTTGAGAAATGTGATGGAAAGTGACAGTAGAATCATTCCAACAAGCCAGAAAGAACCGAAGCGATTTGAGAAAATGCCTTGCTTGAGTAAAGAGAGTTTCTCCTGTTTAAGATTGAGCGCTAACATAATATGTCCCAATAACCAAGTGACGAATGCTGCTGTTTGTGCCAGCACAACATCATTGGTTTGATAATACAGCCAGAGATAGATAATCAATATTCCTACGGCCAATAAAGCACCATTTCTGAGAATTCGTAGAGCTACAGTTTTGCTTAGGAAGTTGGTAATCTTTTGTGGCTCTCTATGCAAAACATCGGGTTCAACAGACTCAGTGACAAAAATAGTCGATGAGGCCAGATCCATTAATAGCTCGGTGAGGATAATCATAATTGGAGCAAAGGGAAAGGGAATCCCGAGAGCAAGAGGAACAATAAAAATTGATAACAGAATAGCCTTGGCAGAAAGATAATAGGTTAATCCTTTTCTGAAGTTATCCAACGCCTTGCGACCCAGCCTAATTGCTTCTGGTAAATGCACATAGTTATCGTCTGTTAAGACTAAGTCTGCCGTTTCCTTGGCCAAATCTGTGCCAATTTCACCCATGGCAATCCCCACACTTCCTGCTTTAAGTGCTGGGGCATCGTTGACTCCGTCACCTATGACGGCAACGGTTTCACCATGTTTTTTCAGAAGAGTAACCAAACGTTTTTTTTGAGAGGGAGAGATACGGGCGAATACTCGTGTTGTTAACAGCTTTTCTGTCAAATCATTGTCGCTCAATGTCTCAATCTCCGATCCCTGCAATACATCACTTTGTAAACCAATTGTTTGCGCGATAGTGCGTGCGGTTGTGGGATGGTCTCCGGTGACGATATAGGTATCAATTCCTGCTCTCCCAAGTTTAGCCAGTGCTTCTTTTACTCCTGGACGAATTGGATCAGATAAAACTGCCAATACTAAAAACTGGGTTTTTTGTAAAGATTGATCGCCATTTTCTTTGTACGCGTACGCAACAACCCTGTTGCCCTTATTGGTTTCTGATTTGAGAGTATCCAGTAGCTGGGTTTTTCTGGTTTCAGACAGATTGGTCGAGCGGATAATCGCTTCCGGCTCACCAGCAAAAGCAAAGATTTTTAACCCTTTCTGTTTATATATCATCGTTCGCCAGGGTTTGTTTTCTGCAAAACCTTCTAAAGAGACATATTCAGCCTCTCTTTCGATTCCCGTTACTATTTCCAAAACCGCTTTATCGGTGGGGTCGTTAGAATATTGAGGGAGGCAGAGTGCAATCTTACCGGACACTTCTTTTGACAACTGCTGTGGTTTAACTTGTTTTCCATCTTCTAAAATAAAGGTATCTGCCTGCATTTTATTTTCGGTAATGGTCCCCGTTTTATCAGTCACGATGACAGTGACTTGCCCAAGGATTTCAACCCCACGCAAACGTTTGACAACTAACTTACTCTTCGCCAAGGCGAAGGAAGCCAAGGCTAGTGACATCGTAATAATGACCGGAGGCTGACCAGGGATCATTAGAAAAGTTAGAGCCAGCCAAGTTAGTACCATTTCCTCAAAGCTCTGTCCCCGAAGAAAACCAACCGTGGGAATGATAATACTGACGACAATGGCCAACACTGCCAGGGTTTTAGCCAGTTTGGTCATGGCATTTTGGATATAGGTTTTTTCTTTTCGTTGCGCTTGAACTTCCGTGGCGATAGTTCCTAACTGGCTTTTTTCTCCTACAGCCATCACAATCCCCGTACCTTCACCAGAAAGTATGGTTGTTCCTGAAAATACAGAGTTCAACCGTTCGGCCAACGGAGTAACTTCTTTTACTGCAGCTCTTGTGTCTTTCTTGACAGGAAGCGACTCACCGGTTAACGAGGCTTCATTTACGATCAAACCAAACGACTCAATGAGCCTTATGTCGGCCGGTACCCTAACACCTTCTGTGAGAATAACAACATCTCCCACGACTACTTCGCCTGTTGGAATTTCCTGATGCTTGCCATCGCGTAGAACTTTCGTGGTCGGCTCGGTCAGTTCTCGCAAACTCGCCATGGTTCTATCGGTTCTAAACTTATTGATAAATTCAACCCCGATATATGCTGCAACTACAAACGCCATAACCAGTGCTTCAACCGGCTTGCCGAATAAAAGTGATATGCCTCCGATAGAAAGAAGCACAATCATCATCGGTTCTTTTACACCCTCAAGAATCAACTCTGCTACGCCAGCAGGTTTAATTTCAGTCAGGGTATTAGCACCGTAGGAAACTTTATTTTCCTTTACCTGGCTACTAGTAAGCCCTCCATCTTTGTTAATATCCAGCGTCTTTATTAATTTGTTGAGTGGTTGAGACCACCAGTTAATTAAGATTTTCATAGTATTTTACTTTCTACTAGTTTTTTGGTAAGTAGTTCCGACTTAATTTTCTGTTTTATTGAGTCTCTTACTTTTCGATAAACAGACATAATTTCTTCATCTGTTCCCTCTGCCTTCGATGGATCAGGAAAGCTCCAATGAGTTCTCTTCTGGGCATTTGGGAAGACGGGGCAACTCTCATTTGCTTGGTCGCAGACTGTGATCACCTCATCAAAATTCTCATGAAAAAATCGATGAAAAGTTTTGGACCTTTGGTGAGAGATATCAATCCCTAATTCTTTCATCACCGCAATAGCTTGCGGACGAACAATGGCCGCCTCTGTTCCAGCTGAGAAGACTTGATATTTATCTTTTCCCAATTCACGCAATAAACCTTCAGCCATTTGAGAGCGAGCTGAGTTGTGGGTACAAAGGAATAAGATTTTTTTCATATTGCTTCTGGTTAAAAGATTATTCATACAGCTCATCGACTAACTCTCTTACTTTCAATTTCGATTCTTCAAGCCTTCTTTTTCCCTCTGAAGTAAGTTTGTAATACTTGCGAACCTTCCCTTCTACAGTTTTATCTTCAGATTTAAGTAAGCGATCTTTTTCTAAGGAGTGCAGGATCGGATAGAGAGTCCCAGGACTTAGCTTGTAGCCATGTCTGCCCAGTTCTTCAATAATCCAAATACCATATATAGCTTCCTTAGAAGCATGGTGAAGAATATGCAGTTTGATAAATCCGCGAAAGAAGTCCTGAGTAAGCATACATTCATGATATCGGAATTCGTTATCTGAAGTCAATACCAGTAACATAAGTAAACACAAATAACCACAAAGTTTATTGCGAACCATTCTTCCCTTTACTAGACTGTAGCTATTAGGAAGTAAAGCCTAACGAAACAATCGGGGCTGTGACTTTTGAATATACGCCAACTATGCGTGTGTTTAGAAGTTGCAGCCCTTTTTAGTTGGTTTCTTAAATAACCAAACCTGAAATAAAAATGAAAACACTTAATCAGAACATACATCCAGCTACTCTTCTCCCTATCGGAGTGATCACTGAAACTACAGCAGGTGCGGCAGTCGATACATTTCTCTCCGGCCGACCAGCCTACGACTCCGGTCTTATTGACATTGCCATCGGAGATCTTGGCGACCAAACCTCCACCAAAGTGAAGATCGAAGAATCAGACTCTTCAACCTTTGCCTCTGGAGTGACTGTAGCCAAAGGTGGAGAGGAAATCACTGTTGCTGAAGATACAGGCTACAAGGTGCAAATTGAACGCAAGAAACGATATCTACGAGCAGTGGTAACCATTACTGCTGGATCAGCACCTTCAGCAGAGGCATATGTCGGAACATTATTGTGGGACGCACAAAGGCCGTTCCCAATTACCTAAGGAAAGCTATGGAACCAAATCAAAACAAACAACCAAACGCGCAAACACAGGATCAAAAACCTGTAGGCAAAGCACCGGAAGCTGGCACATCAGCTCAACCAAATGAGGCTCAAATGTGGGACAAGGTTGATTCGTTATTTACTGTCGCACGCAACACATTTTTTCAAGGCAACTCCACGTTTGTGGAAGTACTCGATAGCTTAATCGCTACATTGCAGGACATGAAGGAAAACGAAGTTCGTCCTCTTGGTGGATTGGGTGCACAAAAGAAAAACATGAAGTTAGAGGACCAGGACAAACCGGAAGAAGAAACTCCGACCAATCCGAATTTATAAAACTATGACAGACAATATTGACGAAAAACTTGATCGAGGCCGAGCAGTTTGGGAAATGACCCAAACCGAAGGCTGGAACATTATCAAAAGCCTGATCGATCAGGAGCTAGAGATTGAAAGTAAGGATTTATTAGACTGTCCGATAGAAGAAGACCTTGAGCATAAACAAATGATCAAGGCATACAGGAAAGTTTTGAGCATGGTCGACAGCGTTATTAAAGAACGAGATGAGACAGCTCAAAACCTGAGGAAGGAATAAACATATGGACGAAGAACAGCTAAAACAAAAAGAACAAGAAGAACTACGAGCCCTACTCGATGCACTAGATGACGGGGAGGATTCCTCTGGTGAAGATCAAAAGAATAAAAATGGTGCCGCACCTGCTGATAAGCCTGATGGTAAGGAAACAAAACCGGAAGCCGATAAAGAAGAAAAGCCAAATGAAGAAGGCTCGGAAGACAACGCCAATAAAGATTCGAAAGATAAGGGCAAAGATAAAGAGAACAAAGATCGCTGGAACGGAAAAAGCCGAGAAGAAGTAATTAAAGAATACGAAACTTTAGAAAGTCGTGTTGCCGCTCTAGAGAACAAAGATCCTGACAAAAAGGACGATGCTGAAAGTGGAAAGCCAAAAGACGATGGAGAAAAACTCGATCTTCCAACAGCAGAAGAACTTCAGAAGATGACCCCCTCTGATTTTGCTAAATGGGTTATATCCCGTATCGATGAAGGTGTCAAAAAGACGATTGATGTTCAAGAGAAAATTCGTGAGTCGGTCAGAAAAGAAATCGCTGAAGCCAAGAAAGAACATCCGCTTCAGGATCCTGACTACCGCAAGATGGTGCAAACCATTATGGATGCTGCCAGTGCCAAAGGCACGACAGTCTCCTTAAAAGAAGCATGTGTACAGGTAGATGCTTTTCTCGGCAAGCATAAAGCAAAAGATGATGCCGACACTAAAGATGAGTCTGAAGAATTATCAGATGAAGAAAAGAGCCGACTTAAAAAAGCAAAGGCTCAAGTTGAGAGTGGAGCGGGCGCTCCGACTCAGCCCGATGGCTCGGATGCCGAGACAAAACGCATCCAGAAAGCCCTCGCCGGAAGCGGGTCAAAAAGCCCCTTAGGAGGGTTAGGAATCTAACCTCCTGCGTTATTAAAAAGAAGGGAGGTGAAAAAATATTATGCCAGCATCAGCAACAGGAATCAGAGGTTCAGGTAACTTAGGGGCAACCCGTAAGTATGACGTGTCGGACGTTGTATCGCTATTGGATGTCAACCGATATCCATTAATGGCGATATTAACTAACGCTGGTAAGGATCCAGCGACCGGCGAGGGTGAAGCTTTAAAGAAGAAAGAAAGCACAGACCCAGAGTTTAAGTGGTTTGAAGACGAGTTTGGGAAAAGACAGCTTACAGGTTCTAACACGGTTGATCCGGACGGTGGTAACTTAACCATCACAGGACAAGCTCAGTATCTTCAGGTAGGCGATATTATTTTGGTGTCCGCTCAAAAGTGGATATTCCAAGTAACAGCTATTGTCGACGGAGATACGGTGACAGTTGGTCCAGAACTTGGTGGAGCAACAGGCTCGGCTGCATCAGCAGTCGGAGACGTCTGGCTCATTGGTAATGCCAATGAGGAAGGCGCAGGTTTACGAGACATCAAATCTACAACCATTGCCGAAGTATCAAACTACTGTCAAATCTTCAGAACTCCGGTAGGTATCACTGAAACTGCTAAGAACACTCAAGGATGGGTCAAGGAAAATGACTTTGATTATCAAAGGCGCAAAAAAGGTATTGAACATTATCTTGATATCGAACGCACGTTTATCTTTGGTAAAAAAGGTCTTATCACGTCGGGTACTCACCCAAAGCGGTTTACGAATGGAATTCTAGGAAGAATTGCTACATACGCTACAGCTAACGTTGACACAGAATCAGAATTCGACGCATGGCTTGAAAGTCTCTTTGCACACGGTAATACCGAAAAGTATCTCTTTGCTTCAGCCGCAGTCGTTTCGATGATCAACGGTTGGGCTAAAGGGAAGCTGCAAGTAGTCAATCCGACTAAAGCATATGGCTTGAGAATCGTAACGTACGATTCACCACACGGCACACTGCACATCATTAAGCATCCACTCTTGATCGGGTCCACTTACGGAAACTATGCCGTAGGACTTGATATGGAAGCCCTAACGTACCGCCATCTCACAAATCGTGACACTAAACTTTTGACTAATCGTCAAAACCCAGGTGAAGACAGTCAGGTCGACGAGTATTTGACCGAATGTGGATTGCAAATGGAACAAGAAAAACGCCACGCCATTATGAGCATCGGCGCTCTCTAACCCTAAGCACATTACTGAAATCTATGAATACAAACGACGAACAACGAAAGTCACTACACACTTTCTTACTCAGTGTAGTCGCCTAAGAAGGGGTGAGCGTTATCACCCCTTCAACCCAATCTGAGGTTATTAATTAAATCAGAAACAAAAGAAAGCGAGGTGAAAAATATGACTGAAAGAACAGCAAAATCATTAGATGAAATGTCGATGGCAGAGCTTTGGAGCGTTGCCAAGTTATTGGGTGTCTCAAAAGACGGCAAAAGAGATGAGTTAGTTGCTCGTATCAAGCAAGCTCAGGATCAAGAAGGTAGTGATGGATCAACTCTAACACAAGCACAACAGCCCAAAACAACCAAATCAACGGCAACTAAAGAAGTGGTGTATATCTCCCGCTATTACGAACTCAGGTTGGTAATGTCACCCTCTTACTTAAAAGAGATCGGAGGCAAGGTCCTGATTATTCGAGGAACCTACATCCAATTCCACGAGGGTATTTATAAAACCAGTAAACCTGATGAGATCGAGTATCTCGATGCTCATCCCAACTTCGGTAGTGTGTTTAGAAAAGTTGAAACAGCCGATGTGAGAGGTGGAAAAAGCGTGGATCAGATATATCAAGATAAGTTTAAAACTCTTGAGGAACGCGAGAAAGAACTAGCAACTAGAGAAGCTGCACTTCGAAAAAAAGAAGTGGAGCTGAATGGCTCAGAAGAAGGAGCTAGTCAACCAAAAGCAGTAACTGGAGTTAGAAGTACGGCTGAGCAGCCGAAGTTTTAAACAGAAAAATATGTCAACAGATAGTCGACCGACATTTACTACGGCTCAGGTAACTCTGACCGATGCTGATACCTGGTATCCGTTACCAAATATCAAAGTTGGTGAGGGCTGTGAAGTCGTTATTAAAAGCAGCTCAGACAACACTGCGCCTGTAAACGTGGCTCATAACGACGATGACAGCAAGGCTACTCCTTTTATTTTGGATAACGCAGGAGACAGTATCTCACTGCGCATTAAAGGAACTGAACAAATTGTGGTTAGCTCAGGCGTAGCTGGACAAGTTGTCGAACTTATAACTGAAAAGTAAATCTATGGCTAAATACAGAGGTGCAACATCATCAACAAAACTAAAAATGCTCGACTGGCAGGATTCTGTCTTTGATAAGGATTTGAATACACCGCTAGGAAGTCCTGCTGAAGGTGATCGGTATATTGTCGCTGCTTCAGCAAGTGATGCATGGGCAAGTCAGGAAGGCAAGATTGCTGAATATAACGGTTCCACTTGGAAATTCACCACACCCAACGAAGGCTTTGCTTGTTGGATTGAAGATGAAAACAAAATTTACGCTTTTAATGGTTCAGCCTGGATAGCCATCGACCCTACAGGCGCGGCTTCAGCAGCGATCGCATCTCACGAAAGTTCATACGACCATACCAACTTACCTGCTAACGATGAAAAAGATGCACTTGCCGGCACCGATGCCCCATCAGGTGCGAATCCCTACGCCACGAAGGGTTATTCGGACCAAAAACTTGAACGAACAATAATGACAAAACTTAAAGTTTTAAGAGGTAGTGATGATGGTGAAGAAGATTACGACACCAGTTGGTATCCGAATGGCTTCGGCTCTAATCAAATTTCAGCTGGGAATGATAACACTGGAAGTTGCGATGTAGGGCTTCGTTTCTTACGAGCATTTATTCCCAATAACGCAAAGATCACTAATGCTGTTCTCAGAGTAAGAGCAGCTGTTAACTCAACAAAAAGACCAACCCTAAAAGTAAAAGGGATTTTACAGGCCGGTCCCAATACCTTCGCGGGAGACGGCAGTGACCGTCCATCAACTAGGACAAAAACCACAGCTGCAGTTGATTGGGATATTGCAGAAGATTGGGTGCTTAACACTTGGTATCAGACTCCAAATATAGCCTCAGTCATTAATGAGCTTATCCAACAAGCGGAATTCACAGGTAAAGCACTCGCTCTCACCATTGAGGACGATGGTAGTCCTGCAAATCAATACGAAAACATTTGGGATTTCAACAGTGGAGCAGCTAACGCTGCCGAACTGATCTTAACCATAGAACCAAATGTTCCCTAATTAAAGAAAAAGGAGGTGAAAACCATGCAAGAAAGCGATGTCGCACTACTAGAACAAATTATTAAAGCCATAGTTGAAAAACCAGAAAAGGTTGTAATCAGTCGTAAGGTTGACGAAATGGGAGTTTTGTTAACTGTTCGATTGGACGATAAAGATGCCGGAGCCCTAATAGGGAGAGGTGGCGAAACAATTGCTGCAGTCCGAAGAATTATGAAACTTGTCGGAATAAGAGCGAACGCCAGAATCAACATCAAACTAGATGTTCCCCACAGGAGCAAAAACGCCTATGACAAACCAAGTATTGAAAGTCAAAGCAACAATCCAAGAGAACTCTGATGACGGCAAAGAAGCTGGATCTACTACTTGGAATAAAGATGGTAATGTCTCGAGCGTTATAACTTTGGGTAACTTCTCAGGAGTTCAAACTGGAGCCTTTAGATTTCGTGCGATTGATATCCCTAAATTTTCTAAGGTCCTACTAGCGAGACTTCGCTTGAGACCTGCTTTTACTGATGATACGGATTTCACCACAAACTTAAAAATCCAAGGAGTTAAAGAGCCAGACCCCTCTCCATTTAAATCCGATGGTTCAAATCGACCATCGACTCGAGCTAAAACCACAAACGCTGTTGATTGGGACATCATTAAAAAATGGGAAGTCCATGAGTGGGTTCAAACACCAAACTTGAATCTAGTCGTAGAAGAACTCCTCGCTCAAAACGGCTGGAAGCCAGGTAGCGCAATGGTTTTTATTATCACCGATGATGGAAGTCCTGCTGAGAACTCCAAAACTTGTTACGACAGTAGTAAAGGTGAGGGTTACGAAGCAGAGCTCGAAATTTATTACCTTCCGCAAGGGCTACATGAACAAATAACTATTGGATTAATCCAAGGAAATGACCGTGATGGTGAAGAAGATTATGACGCGACTTGGTACCCTAGTGGATTTCAAAACAACATCACAACCTTTGGTGATGATGGCAGTAACGATCCAAATGAATCGGCAAATGATTTAGGTCTCATCTTCAGTCCGGTGAACATTCCACCTGGCGCAGAAATTATCTCAGCCAAAATACTTGTCACCTCTTCTCAGCAAAACAATGGTATGCCAAACCTCCTGATTAAAGGTATTGCCGAAGATGAGGCAACCGTCTTTGCTTCCAATGGTTCAAATCGTCCCTCTCTACGAAACAAAACCAACGCCAAGATTCAGTGGAACTTGGGACATGCAGAGGCTGGTGTCCTCATTGGTGACCACTGGAGTGCAGAAAGTGTCTATGAGAGCCCTGAAATAAAAGAGATCATTCAAGAAATTGTGGATCGCCCAGGTTTTACCTCAAGCAAAATAGGCATTGTTATAGAGAACTATGAATCAGGTCATGGAAGTGTAAAAAAGATTTGGGACTATAACCAAGACTCAGGAAAATACGCGCCTCGGTTAGTTATCGCATGGACTCGAGAACGAAGGGTAACCACACGAGACAAGGATACCGAAGTCTATAACAAGGCTAACTACCCCGAATTTATCATTGTCCATCATTCCGCCACCCCTCGAGATAATACCCGTTTTGAAACAATTAAGAGAGCTCACATAGGCTTTGGTTGGGACGATATCGGATACCACAAGTGGATAGCTGGTGAACTTGACGGTGATGGGGTCTTGATTCTGGGAAGAAAAGACAACGTCATAGGAGCACATTGTGACAGCAACAAGATGAACTATCGATCTTTGGGCGTAGTGCTCTGTGGCAACTTTCATAACAGTGAAACTCCTACTTCGGCTCAGTTAACAACATTGCAAAAAGCTTTGGATGATTTACGCCTTGAAAGAAGTATTCCAAAGGAACGAGTTTTGGGACACGGAGAAGTTCCTGAGTCGGCAACAGACTGCCCAGGCAATGCGTTATTACCTTACGTCCAACGGTACAGGAGAACCGGAAAACTCCAATAATTATGCAATTACAAGAATTTAGACAAGACTTAAACGCAAGGATGACAGCCTCCAAAGTGAGTGGTTTTTGGAAGGATGCCGATAAGGATCGCTGGCTTAATAAAGCAATTGTGCGGGCTTGTAACTACGCCCGCTGGAAATTCTTAAGTAAGCACGCCACACAACTCACTGAGCTAAACCCTGATGGTTCGGGAAAAGAATCCTATTTCCTCCCTTTCGATTTTAAGCCTGGTGGAATGGTTTTTCTCTCTGTAGATGGTGAGGAGTACCACAAAGCAATGGAAAACCAATATTTGAGTCGAAAGTCTGACAACAAAATCGCTCCCACCTTTCAACCTTCTCTCGATATTGTTCACCCATCCGCTCACACCGATTGGCGATGGCAAAAAATGTATGCCGTTATTGGAGATCAATATTTTATAGATCCGGTAGTCGAAATTGCAGGCAAAATTATTGACCTCTTTTATAAACGTCGTCCTGTCCGACTAGTTGAGGAAACAGATGAACCTATCACTCCAGAGGAAATGGACGAACCCATTCTTAAATTAGCTCTGGCTACATGTCTAGCAAAAGAGCCAGGCAGGAAAAACGAAGCAGAAAAGGAAGTTATCGAAGCGCACGCCCTATTACAACAAACCAAAGACCGCGAGGATGAAGAACCATCGAGTGTCTTCGTGGGTCAAGCAAAAAGTACTCGATGGGGTTAAAACTATGAACGCATACAGAATACAAGGTTACAGAGGAGGAATAGCAGATGATCCCTACCAAGGTGTAAGGGAAGCCTTTCGCTTTGGCTATGGCTTAAACATTCGAGGTGAAGAAAATACGCTAAAGTGCAATCAACGTTTAAAAGAAGATCTTGGTAGTAGCACTTTCATAACTGATCTTATCCTTTTTTATATTCCAGCCTCAAACGGAAACCTATATGGCTTTGGTGACACAGGAAATGTTTACCGGAAACAAGGTGGAGCCGCTGCTTGGGAATTAGTTTATGCCGATGCAAACGGAAAAATAACTGGAGCGGCTGAATATACCAACAACGATGGCAGTGATAACTACATACCCTATCTTTATTGGGCAACTGAAACTAATGTCAGCAGAATAAAACTTTCCGGTACTTGGGCAACTGATGTTGAACATAACTGGCAAACTCTCGATGGCGATCCGTCTTGGCACACAATGTCTGAAGCACTTGGAGTGCTTCTTATTTGTGACAACAAAGACTTGGCAATGGTGGACTATGAGGGTGGATTTAACCTTGATGCTGTTGACTTACCAAGAAGCCATCGAAATAAATGCTTACTCGGTTTAGACCAACTAGTTGTTTTTGGATCGACTAAGGGTGACAAAGTTGAAGAAGGTTGGCTTTGGACCTGGGATAAGATCCAACCCTCCTGGATCCAGAGGCGAATGGTTGCTGAACGCGGAATTAACGCATTACTGCAAGGTGAGTTCTTAATGATTCAGGCAGGAGTACGAGGCGGTCTGTACTTCTGGGACACTTCCAGCCTCTTACGAATAAAAAAACTCCCTGGTGAATTTGCCTGGGTCAATCCAGGTGGTGTAACCATCATGGGAGGTCTCCCCTTATTAGGAGTAAATGGTAGCAATAAATGCGGAATCTATTCCTACGGCCGACTAAATAAAAACGATCCTTATGCTCTCAATCTCGAATACATCCCTTCTCACGGTAAATTCGAAAACGTTTTGATCGGTGCCCTAACAATGTACGAAGACAGAATTTATTGCTCTTGGAAAGACGGTACGACATTTGGAACGGATGTACTTGATTCTGACAACAAAGCAGAAGCACGTTATGAAGGTTTAGTATTTGACGGTGGTGAATCGTTCACCCAAAAAGGCTTTCGTCAAATCAAGGTGGTTACGAAACCCCTTCCTAGAGATTGCAGTATTGAAGTTTTCTTCAAAGTTAACCAACAAACTGATTGGCAGAAAGCAACCATGCAAGATGGCTCCGAATTATTTGATCACGAAGGCAGATCTAAAGCTATTTTCTCAATCGAGACTGGTGGTAATGAAGATGATCCTGGTTCCGGAGAGGAATATGAATTGGCCATGAATTTGCATCCAAATGGTAACGATACACCTGAAATTATTTCGGCAACAACCTATTTTGAGCCACTAGGAGTCTTATAAATTTATGCTAACTAAACAAGTCAAAAAAATACTACAAAATAAGGAAATAGAAGATCAACCGTTTCCTGAAGTGGTGCCTCATACGCATAATGGTATTGATTCACCGGCTCTAGGTGCTAATACTGTCGATAGCGTCAACATTAAACCTGGAGCAGTTGGCGATGCCGAGCTGGATGATTTCTCAGTTACCGAACAAAAGTTGGCTGATGCTGCAGTGGCCACTCAAAAAATTAAAGACGATGCCATCACAGCAGCCAAGGTCTATAAAGCTGGCTCAGTGATTACCGTCTCGGCTCAAATTGCCGAAGCCATTATTCTGACTGCTCACATTGGCACGGCTCAAATCACCAATGCCAAGATCGCAAACGCTTCCATCTCAACGGCAAAGATTCAAACAGCCGCCATTACAAATGCAGAGATTGCAGATGCCGCTATCACAAACGCCAAGATTGGTGCTTTAGAAGTCGGCAATTCCAAAATTGCTAATGCAGCTATCAGCACAGCTAAAATCCAGGATGCAGCCGTAACTAACGCTGAAATTGCAGATGCTTCAATTTCCAATGCCAAGATCGGCGCACTAGAGGTCGGAAACTCACGCATTGCTAATGCCGCTATTAGTACTGCAAAAATTCAGGACTTAGCAGTTACAGATGCAGAAGTAAATGATTTGAATGCTGGAAAAATCTCTGCGGGGCAGATGAGTGCCGAGCGAATCTATGGAGGGACCGGATACTTCACAAAAATAAATATTTTGATGTCAGGGTTAGAAGCGCTTAATGTGGCTGGCAATATTAATAAAAGTGGCACATCAAACTTCTCCATTCCCCATCCATTGAAAAAGGGCCATAGATTGGTCTATACTGGTATTGAGGCAGCAGAAGTTCTCCTCATTCATAGAGGCACAGCTAACCTAAGTAACGGACAGACACGAATTGACTTCCCAGACCACTTCAAAGCGGTCAGCGATCCCAGAAACATCACAGCATATCTGACTTCCAAGCAAAACTGCAACGGACTTTTCATTGTCGAAGTAACAAACGACCATCTTATCGTGCAAGAACTGCAAGGCGGTACATCTTCCGCTCAGTTCGATTTCATGGTAGTGACGGTCCGCGATAAATTCTTTGACTTTGATTTTGAACCCGAAGGCGAAATTGCCATCAAACGTGATGATGAAGACGAGGAGACTTTCAAAGAGCGCTACCTGGAACATCGAATAAACGAGATCACCAAAAAAGGCGGTCCCAAAATCCAGGAGCAAGTTGACCAACTACGGCGTGAATTTATCACCACAGTTGGCAGAAAGGAGGTCGCAGATTATGTCGAAAAAACAAATTAAATTAGATAAGTCCGATTTAAAAGAACTGCAATTAAGAAAGCAAATGATTAAGCAGCATCAGCTGACTATTCAAGCACTTGATTCTCAGTTAGTGGTGTGGCTTCTTGGTAAGTTTTTCAAATACGGTCTCGATAGTCAAAAAGAATATAACTTCGATGTTATATCTGGAGAAATAACTGAAGTTAAACAGCCAGAGAAAGGAGGTGGCTCCTAATGGCAGATAAACAATACGGTGGATGGTATTGGCAACCTAATCAAAGCAAAGCCCTGCGTTGGTGGGGTACTGATTCTGGTGGTAAGGATGTCTGGACTGAGGGCGATGAACCAGGAAAACAGCAGTCTGTTGCCAGCTTGAGTGCGGGTCTTTCCCAGATAGGTGGTTCTGACAGCATTCTTGGTTTTGATGCAGGGACACTCAATATTAAATTTCAGGACACCTACAAACAAACTCAAGACTTGTCCTCAGACCTTGAAGGCTACCTGACTCGGCGATATGACGAAGAATATGGTAAAGCGGAACTTGGCAAGCTTAAAGATACCATTAGCTCGCTGGATACAAGCATCTCTCAAGAAAAAAATGTCAGAGATGAATCGGTTAGTAAGATTCGCAAAAACCCAGGATATTCAGCGGCCACGATAACTGGAGAATCTGGAGAAGTTCAAAGGTTTGCTAACGCTAAAATTGGCAATCTGATTGAAGAACGAAACGCAAAAGCCGAGGATTACAACGCTCGTCTTGGTGAAATCACTCGAAAAGTCACATCTGAAACGCAAGGTAAAGAAGCCAAGCTCAATAATCTTCGATATGATCTGCAATTTTTAGGAGGACTGCTTAATACCTACAATCAAATACGATCTTCAGAATTATCCTCTGCCAAAGAAGATGAGCGTTGGGAAAAAGAGTTTGAGCTAAAACTATATGACTCCCAGACCAGCAGAATGAGAACTGGTGATGGCGGTGGAACTTATGCCAAACAACAAGTTAAAGATGCATTCGGTAATGTAGTTGGATATTTCGATGCCACCTCAGGTAAAACTACCCTTTATGAGGAACCTTCAAGTAAGTCACAAACAACCACCGTAAACGAAGGCGATCTGCGAAATGAAATCAGATCTGCGTGGAAGCAGGGATTTACGGCCGATCAGCTTAAAACAAACCTATCAGAAGTCTCAACAGATAAAGGTAAAAACGCCACACAAATTATTGATGAGGAGTGGCAGTTAAAAAACCAGCCAGGAGTAATGGGATTCTTAAGACGCTTATTTACACCCGGGGTTTAAAACATATGGATAACTTTTTTAATCAAATCAAGAAAAACATAACCTCGTCAATTCAGAATACGAGTCAAACACTCGGTGGTATTTTTGGGAAAGCTCAACAAAAATTCGGCGACTTGATTAAGCCATTGGTTCCTGAGCAATCAGAATTTGCAATTCCAGGTCCAACCAGTGGCTCGTACAAACCCTTTAAAAGTATCTATGTTGAGGCAGCAGCACAGACCTTGGGTTTAGGCGACCGAGATACAGATGTTTTAGAACGACTCCCCAGTGCAACAGTTGGAGCATTAAAGGGTGCTGGTGATGGTTTGGCTCAAGCACTTACCTTTGGCTGGTGGAATCCCGAAATCAAATATGCAAACGATATTGAGAAAATGGCTGGAGATATGACTGAGGTTGAATTTAATGTCCTCGGTACTATTGGAACCTTTGTCGTTGGTGGCGGGCTGGTCCAGGGAGCTCTCAAGGGTGTTCCTCTACTTGCTAGAGTCGCAACAGTAGCTCCAAAGACATTTAGCCTGTTATCAAATGGGCTTACTTTTGCAGGACTGACACAACTTCAAAAAGAAGAATCATATAAAAACGCACAACAAAGAACAAAGGACTTCGTTAGTGATTTTGCCTTGGGTGGAGCTTTCTCTATTGCCGGAATGAAACCATCTTTTCTCAAATCCTCCGCGATCATTGGACCGGCCACATATGTAACATCTCTGATTAAGGGTGAATCAACCGAAGATGCTCTTAAAAACACGGCGGCTATGATGGGATTACACTCTCTCAATTTTGCAGTAGCCAAGTATCTTCCCAACAAACCAGCCATAGAGAAACAAATCGAAAAAGTGGTTAGTGAGCAGTTGAAGATTACCAAAAACCAAGCCTTGGAATATTTAGGAGTGAATGAAAAAGCAACCGCAGACCAGGTTAAGCAAGCTTGGAAAAATAAAGTAGTCGGCATAACTAAGCAATTCCCAGCTCAAGCTAATCAAACACCTCAGGAAATGACACAGTTTAACCAGGCTTGGAACACCGCCAACAGAGCTTATGAATTCCTGGCAAAAGTGAGCAATCCTACTGGCTACACCGGAAAATCATTCAGGCAAGAATTTCAAGACCTTTATTATGATCTCTGGAAAAATGTCCCTGATAAACGCGCCATTATTGTCAGAGCTGTTCGTAATATGCCGGCAGGTTTATCAATTCGAGCTACCTTAAACGATGCACAACGAAGCGAAATCGTGACCTCCCTTGGAGGACAAGAAGCGAAAACTAGACTCGGTCGAGTTGCGGAACTAACTGACGCTGATTTAGTGACAGTGGCTATGGAAAATAAGATACCAGTCACTCCTTCAAAAGGAGGCGCACCTGAAGCAACTGAGCTAAGTGTAGAAACATATAAACATGGCACTCCTGTTCCCGAAAAGATCTTAAAGGAAGGATTCAGTTTGGCGGATTCTGGAAAAACGAGTGGTTATGGAGGAGTTATGGGTAAGGGCGTTTACTTGGATCTTACACCAAGAGGTGAAGGAGCAAAATTATATGGAACAGTAATAGATACAAAGGTTAAAAAAGGATTAAAACTTTTCAATTGGTCAGGCAAAATTGATGAGCTTTACACTGAAGCGACTAAGTACGGTGATCCCGAAAAAATTAGAGAAGTTCTACAAAAGAAAGGATATGACGGTGTCAAAGGCTTAAACCAGATGGTTATTTTTGATCCACAAAATGTAGTACCCCTAGTTGATGGCAAACCCTCCACTCCACTAAGCACATCATTCTCCGTCTTAGATCAAAAAGCGGCCAAAGCTGCCGAAATACGAGACAAATATCGAGCTCCTGGTGAAACCGAGCTTGAAAAGCTTGAAAGCACTAATAAGGATGTATCGCAGTCAACATTGATTCAAAAACGGCGTCAGGGTCAGATAGTTGCCTCAGAGCATCCTCGAGCTGATGAAGTGAAAGATCCACCACCTGGTAGTCCTCCTAGACCTCCGCAGGAGTCCTCTATCGAATCTGATCCGCCACCTCCAGATGGAAGTGCATTAAGTCAGATAGATGCGATGGTAGGGAAACTCTCACCAGCCGCAAATCTCTTGGATAAAGCTAAAAAAGCTATTCAAGTTTTCCCTCGTTTATTTACTGATCGCTTTGCTCCTATCCGAGAATTTGAAAACAAGGTAAGTAAACTTCAAGGGAAGCTAATCGACATTAACTCCAGTCCATATATTGGTGCACGAATGTACGCTGGACGCTTCGGCATTGTAGAAGGCAGTTTCCGAGACTTGTACACCGCCCTTCAGCCGGTTAGAAAACTACGCGCAGACTTTACCCGTTATGTGCTTGCCCAGAGAACGGCTGAAAGAGCAGCCAGAGGTGTTGAAAATCCATTAGGAGTCACCCAAGATACCGCAGAAAAAGCACTTCAAGAACTAAAGGCTAAGGTTGGTGACAAAGCATTCCAAACATTTCAGCAAGTTGGTAACGGAATGCAGAATTGGGCGGTTAAGGCAATTTTGGAGCCTATGAGAGATTCGGGTATCTTAAGTAATAAAGCCTTCAACGCTGTTGTAGAGAAAAACAAAAATTGGCTACCATTCCATGTCTTGGAATACATACCCACGCTCGAAGAAGCAGACAAGATGGCAGTAGGCTCTGAAACATTCTCAGTGAGTAAACAAGGGGTTGTGAGTGCCCTTGAAGGAACGGATAAAGTCATTCGGGATCCATTTATCTCGGTAATAGATAATCTCACGAAAGCAGTCAGCCTAGTTGAGCGAAATAAAGTAGCCCTGAAACTCGTGGAGCTACGCAAGACTCACCCCGATGCGACCAAAGGATTGATCAGGTTTCTTCCCAATAAAGAAAATGTCCCACAGGATTGGGAGTCAATTAGTGTATTTATCGGTGGTAAGGTGACGCGCTGGGCTGTGCCAAAAGAATTGTCTGAAGCTATGCACGCCATGAGTCCAGCAGAGACAGGCTTGATGGGTAAGTTAGTCATGATGTCTTCAAAAGCATTCAAAGCTGGTACAACCACTCTCTATTTCCCCTTCACCCTCTCCAATGCAGTCCGTGATTACCAAACCGCCTCGATGGTTTCCAAATATGGCTTTAACCCTGCAGTGTGGCTGTCAGGATTCAAAGATGGTTTCCGCTCGGCGTTTAAATGGGAGTCAAAAGCCTACGACGAATTTATGAGAAACCAAGGTGGCTATGGTAGCTACATCGAGTCAACCAAAGGATTAGCAGTTGCCTCTGAACAATTATTCAGACCCAGATGGATGGAAAGGACAAAGGCAGTTCTCAATCCCTTTGAGTTGATAGGAAACTTTTCCGAAGCTATCGAACTTGCTCCAAGGTTGGGAATTTATAAGAAGGCGCTTAGTAAAGGAGCTACTCCCCTCGAAGCAGCATTTGAAGCCCGAAATGTCACAGTCGACTTTGCCAAAGCAGGTGTTGAAGCACGGCTGATAAATATGTGGGTGCCGTTTGTTAACGCTCGATGGCAAGGACTGCTGAACGTAGCTCGTGTTATGAAAGATAATCCGATCCGGACGACTGCGAGGGCTATAGCCTTAACTGTTCTCCCTGGCATTGCCACGTATTTCTACAACGTAATGAACCATGAGGAATTGTGGGATGACATTCCACAATGGGCAAAGGACACCTACTTCATTGTTATTGTTGGCGAAGATAAAGACGACGAAGGCAATCGAGTACCAAAAGTGGTTCAGATTCCTAAAGGCGATGTCGGAGCGATCTTTTTCAACCCCCTGATGTATGCCTTCGAATACGTCCGTAAACAGGAACCACAAAACCTCTTTAAACTTGGTCTGGAGTGGATGAGTCAATTGGCTCCTGTTCCGTTCACCAGAGATGGTGAACTCTCCGCCCAAGCCTTCTTCTCGGGTGCTCTGCCTCCGATAGTACGCACGCCAGTTGAAATCGCAACTAATACTAACTTCTTTACGGGTTTTCCCGTTGTTCCTAGAAGGTTAGAGAAAGTAGCACCATCTGAGCAATATGACAGTAGAACGCCCGATCTAGCCATCACAATCGGTCGAGCACTCGGTGTAAGCCCTATGAAGCTCACACACGCCGTTTACGGGCTTACAGGGAGCCTAGCACGCGAGCTGTTGAGCCCTGCAGATGTTCTTGGACTAACAATGGATCGTTTTTACAGAACACACGGTGGTGAGAAGCAACGCATTGCCTGGGACATTAAATACGACGCTGAAGTTGGGTACAACACAACTCGTTTACAAATGAAAAAACTGGTAGAAGAAGGCAACCTCCAAGAAGCACAACAAATGGCTCTAAATTGGAATGCAGAGGCTGAGAAACTGATACCTCAGGTTGTGCCACTACTGATGAAAGACGATCCAAAAGAAGCAGCCTTATTCCAAAGCAGCATCACTTTTAATGCAAGCGATTTGCAACGCTTACTAAAAACAACTCTGCCTGGTGGCATTCCCCAAGAAACTGACGGCAATATACAGAAATCACCACTTATTCCATTGAAGCCAGGGGCTAGTTCCGGAGACAATCAAAGTATCAAGAGTCTTATTTATAGATAAACAGCTATGTCAGACATAACAAGACCAATCGAACCATTTGAATTAAACCAAGGCTTTGGAGAGAACCCTGCAGATTATGCTAGGTTTGGACTGAAAGGACATAACGGTTGGGATTTAAAGACGAAGTTTCCAGACACACCCCAGGGTTTTAGAAACATTTTGTCTTCTTGGCCATCCAAATTTTATGCTCAAGGCAACGAAGGGAATGATGGCTTTGGTCTGTACTTTGAAGTAATCATCCAGCTATATAACACTTACAAATTAACTTATGCGCACTGTAAGTCTATTGAGAGTTTTGAGAATAAGAACGAAGGCGATGCGATGGCTATTAGTGACAATACAGGCAATAGTACCGGAAGTCACCTGCACCTGACAGTGAAGCGAGGGCAACTTTCAAACGGTAAATTCACAAGTGATAACTATAGCAATGGCTACTTTGGAGCAATTAATCCACAAGAATTTTTTGACGAGTTAAGAAAATATAAAAAGGAAAAAGGGGTGACTTCTACCCCAGAAGGTTGTTTGGTCCCAAACACTCCAGAATGGCGCACTAAATACGAGCAAGTCGTTTCTTCTGCCACAAAATGGGCCGAGACACTGAAGATTTTAGAGATCTCAGACGACCCCAATACTACCCCCAGCGACAGAATTAAGAGTGTTGTCGGAGGGTATAAAAGTCGTGAAACTGACCTATCTAACAAGCTAAACGATAAGTCTGCCGAGCTCGACAAAGCCAACCAGGAGATTAGCAACCGCGTAGAACAAGTTGGCAGACTCGAAAAGGATTTGCTAGAGAAGGAAAAGTACTACAAAGCCCTGATTGACGCATTAAATAAGCAGCTCAAAAACGGCTCAGATGCACTCCCCTTGGCTCAGGCTCGTATAGGGGTATTGGAGGGCGCGCTAGATGAGGCTAATAAAGCCAAGGGCAGAGCCCTCAACGATGCACAGCAATACAAAGGTCAATTTGAGGCTTGTCAAAAAGGTACTCTTATTCCGACTCCTCAATTGATTTTTTCTCTCGTGGTTCAGTATTTCAGTAATAAATTACCAAAAGGAGGTGAAAAATTATGATAGTTACCAGCCCAAAATATCAGCTGACAATTGACGACTTGAAGAAACTTGGTACGGGTTTAGGAATTGCACTACTCGGAGCAGCTCTAACATATTTGACAGAACAAATTCCCAATATCGACTTCGGTCAATGGACTCCGATTGTTGTTGCCTTCTGGTCAGTCGTCGTCAACACAGTTAGAAAATGGTTAACAACAGGTGAATATATTGAGAACTAATGTCCTATGAGTGATAAACCAGTCAATACTATCAATATGCTCGAACGTGTTGCCAAACTCGAAGAACGAGTAGATGGCGGATTTGGTTTTGTAAATAAAGAATTAAGGGAGATAAAAGAAAACCACTTACACCAATTACAAACAGATGTTACTGACTTGAAAATAAAAGTGAGTACTTTAGCGGTGAAAGTTAGCGTTACAGCTTCAATTGCGATGATTATCGTGGACTTAGTTTTTCGATTTTTGTTTCGATAAAACTATTTGTCTTTTTTCTCTTTTTTGGCAGGATCAGATTTCTGCTTATTGTTGAAGACGAGATTGTTTAAATCATCAGTAAAACCTTTGAAAGAGTTGGCATTCAACACATGGAAGTAGCCGGAATCAGGATTACCGGTAAAGATTAAGGTATCACCAGAATTAATGTTTTGTGCTTTACGCAATTTAGCAGGTATGACAATTTGACCGCGCGAGCTTACAGGTGCGGTCCCAAAGACTGTCATTTTAGATTGTGGCTTCTTCGAGCTTTTATCTTTCATAGTTATTCGAAAAGGCAGGCTCCTTAAAAAGGAAAAATACTCCTACAATAAAGAATAATCTTTAATGTAGGTTACAGGTATTATACAATACATCTAACTCGAGACCAGCGCAACAACAGAAAGTAATAGAAACAACCTTGTGTAGACAGGGGAAAAAGAAGTAAAATACTGAGGATGGGGTTACTGATAATTGGCAAATGAATCAATGCCCATATGTTCTTTAAGAGATTGGAGCTGAAAGAAAAGATCTGGTGTGATATAGTCGCCCAGGCTAAAGTGGTTCGAGCCAATTACGGTCACCAGCTCCATTAAATCCTCGGGTCAGCCGGGGATTTTTGAGTTAAAATATACGTGTACGCCGGGGTGGTGAAATGGTAGCCACGCGGGACTTAAAATCCCGTTCCCTT